CAAGATACTTTGTGGAAGATGGTACTAATGTTTATGATATTGGATGTTCAACTGGTAAACTGACTCAACGAATGTTGGAGGCAAATCAGGATTTTTGCTATGATGCAAACTATATTGGAGTTGAAGTCGCAGATGGGTTTTATGATGATATGATAAAAAGACAGGAGCATATCAGAACAATACATCCTTGGGTTAGTGTTGATTTTAGACATGAAGATGTAAGAGACACCGAATTTGAAAATGCCTCTTTAATTACTTCAATATTTACTTTGCAGTTTATGTCAAAAATTGATCGGCGATTTACTATTCAAAGAATTCATGATGGATTGAATGAAGGTGGCGGTTTTATTTTTGCAGAAAAAACTATTTGTCAAAATGCAAATTTTCAAGACATGCTCACATTTAATTATTATGATTTCAAAAGAAAATCTTTTGATACAGAAGATATTATGAATAAAGAAAGAACTCTTAGAAACATGTTGAAACCAAACACTTGGCAAGAAATAAATGAAATGATGTGGGACGCAGGTTTTGAAGATGTCCAACCTTTCTGGAGAAATCATATGTTTGTTGGAGCAATTGCCATAAAAAAATAAAAAGGCCCTTGACAAAACTGATTCGTTCCTGTAGCATGTAAATATAAGTGATGATTCCTATGAAGGAAATATGTGATGTCAAATGTTCTATTTACAAAGAACTCCAAAAGTCTCCTAGCCAAACTGATGGCAGAAGAAGACCTTACGGTTCAACATCGTAAAGTTGAAACCGCGTTTTTTGACGTTGAAAAACGTCTATTAGTTGTACCAATTTGGAAAGATATGTCCGATAACCTTTATGACTTGTTTATGGGTCATGAAGTTGGACATGCTTTATATACTCCAGCGGATACAGAAGTTCTCCAAGAAGCAATCGACCGTTCCAACAAAGACTTTGTAAACGTAGTCGAAGATGCTCGTATTGAGAAAATGATGAAAATAAAATTCCCTGGCTTGCGGGCTCCTTTCTACAAAGGATATCAAGAGTTAAATGAGCGAGATTTCTTTGGGACAAATAATAAAGAAATTTCTACCTTTTCTTTCATTGACCGTATCAATCTGTTTTACAAATCTTCAATGAATGATTTTGAGTTTAACATGATATTTTCAGAAGAAGAAAAACCTCTTGTGAAGAAAGTTGGAAAAACAGAAACTTTCGAAGAAGTTGCAGCTGTTGCAGAAGAGATTTACAACTTCATCAAAGATAAAGTTCAAAATCGTCAAGAACAGAATTCCCAACAAAGTGGTGGTGAAGGTTCTGGTGAACAATCTCAAAATTCAGAAATGTCAGAACTAAAAGATGACAATTCACATTCTTCTTCATCTTCTCAAACTGAAACTGAAAATGAAGAAGAAAATCAAACGGATGGTTCTGGTGATGGCGGTTCTTCTGATGATACAGGTGAAGATGAACAAAATTCACAAGAATCTGGTAGTTCTTCTAATTCTTCTGATGACGAATCTGATGGAGAAAATGGAAAATCTTATACATCAGCTGAAGAAGAACAAAATGCAAATGATGTTGCATCATTGGGTGGTGGAAGTGGTTTCTCTGACCCTGATGAATTTTCCTCTAAAACTGACAATTCAATGTCAGAAAATATGTCACAAATGATTGATCGTATGGCAGATAATATTGAATATTACACATTATCTGATTTAAATCTGAAAGATCATGTGATAAGTCATGATATGATTCATGATGCAATCGATGCGGCCAAAACTTATTTTTACAATAACTCAGATTGGACTAGTTTTGCAAAAAATAATGTAGACAAGATTTCTCTTTACAAAAAAGTATTGAGTGATAACAACGCTACTATAAACTATCTTGTAAAAGAATTTGAAATGAAAAAATCTGCACAAGAATATGCAGCGAGTTATGAAACAAAATCTGGAAATCTGAATACCAGCAAAATTTGGAGTTACAAACTAAATGATGATATCTTCAAACGTAAATCGATTACTCCAGAAGGCAAAAATCATGGCATGGTAATGATGGTCGATTGGTCGGGTTCTATGCACTCTATGTTATATAAGACCGTTGTTCAAACTGTTGTCCTTGCCACATTTTGTAAACGTGTTGGAATTCCTTTTGATGTTTACAATTTCTCTGATCAAAACCGAGATTATGATGATGGTAAAAAGTTGTTTGCCGATAAAAAGAACGGTGTTTATAACAATCGGACATTTATCTATAATAATGTTAAACTTCATCATGTTCTCAGCAGTTCAATGAAAAAATCAGAATTTATCAGGGCATGTAACAACTATCTGTTTTTGGCTTGGGGATTGAACAATTGTTATGGATTGATGCGTTCTAACAAATTGCCTCATAATGTCGATCTTCAGCTTGGTGGAACTCCTCTAAATCAAAGTTTGATGATTCTTGACAAAGTTGTTCATGAATTCAAACGGAAACATTCTGTAGAAAAAATGAACTTTGTTGTTTTGAGTGATGGTGCTGCCGGCGATACAATTGAGATAGTTGATGAAAATTCTGGTTGGCATCGTTCAGTTGCAGCAACCTGGCGGCATCATCCCAAAACTTCTGTGGTTTATCATGAGCGTTCAAAAAAGACTTTCGTTCATCAACAAGGTTATCGTTCTAAAAATAAAAATGCAAAAAATCCTACTGAGTTTCTTGTCGAAACAATGAAAGAAGTTCATGGTGCAAAATCGATTGGATTTTACATTATAGACCGTACTTATGATCTAAATAACGCAATTCGGGCATATGTATTTCGGGATCGTGATGGATACCATATGTATAATAACGAACTTTCAAAAGTTCGTTCAGAGTGTCGCAAAAATGGGTTTTATGCAGCAAAAGATTGTGGGTATGATGAATACTATATTCTTGATATGCGTACTCAAAATGAAGATAGTGAACTTGAAGTTGATGAAAATATGACAAAAGCAAAAATTGCCAAACAGTTTTCAAAATTCCAAGGTTCAAAGAAAACCAGTCGGCAAATGTTAAATAAATTTGTCGATATCGTGAAGTAAAAAATGAAAAGCCCTTGACAAAAGGGCTATCATTTGATACCATAATAATGTAATTGATGATTCGTGAAACCTTCCAAGTGGAGAATATATAATGTGGAATAAAACGAAAAAAATTGAGTTTCTTACGAAACTCATGGCAGAAAGTGGTTCTGTTGTTTCCAAACAAGAAATCAAGTCGGCGGCTTCCGCTTTTGGTGAAGCAAGTCCACAATGGATGTGGAAACCAGAATTTCGAGCCGGACATGGTAAATATGATATTTCAAAATATGCAATGAAACTCACTGGTAATGTAGTCCAGATGAAACCAGTTGCACAAACAGTGACTGCTGTTCCTACTACAGTAGTTTTGCCTGAACGTCATATCGATTCTCTCGTTCCAGAGAAAGATCCTAACTTTGTGAAATTTGGATTTTACAATGATTTGAAAACTATCCTTCAATCAAAAATGTTTTATCCTGTTTTCATTACTGGTTTGTCTGGTAACGGTAAAACTTATGGAACACAACAACTTTGTGCCCAACTAAATCGTGAATGTATCACGGTTCCTATTACAATCGAAACTGATGAATCTGACCTTCTTGGCGACAAAACTCTTGTTGATGGTAATGTTCTGTTTTCTCAGGGCCCTGTAATTGACGCAATGGAACGTGGCGCAGTTCTTATTCTTGATGAAGTTGACCTTGCATCAAATAAAATTATGTGTTTGCAATCCATTATTGATGGTAAAGGTGTTTACCTCAAAAAAGATAATCGGTTTGTAAAACCAGCTCCCGGCTTTACTGTGATTGCTACAGCAAACACAAAAGGTAAAGGTTCTGATGATGGACGTTTCATTGGTACTAATGTAATGAACGAGGCGTTTCTTGAGCGTTTCAAAATTACATTTGAACAAGAATATCCCAATCAATCAGTTGAGAAAAAAATTCTCAGCAACCATCTGCAATCTTGCAAAGGTTCTGTTACTGATGAAGATGTGTCGGTGATTGAAAATCTTACGGTTTGGGCATCTGCCATTCGTAAAACCTTTGAAGAGGGTGGGATTGATGAAATCATTTCGACTCGGCGTTTGGTTCACATTGTAGAAACATTCTCTATCTTTGGAAATGTTTTGAAGGCTGTTGAACTTTGTACAAATCGTTTTGATGATGATACGAAAGCATCATTTGTAGATCTATTTTCCAAAATTTATGGCGGAGAAGAAATCAATGAAACTGAAACTGAAGAAACATATGAAGAGGAAGTACCCTTTTGATAGACTATAAATTCAATGAAGATGTATTGCTCGAAGAAGTTCGAGCATACATTGATAAGACCTACGAAGGTCATTATTCTAAAAACACATACCAATCAACTGAAGTAATCATGGGCAGAGGACATGGTGAAGGTTTTTGTATGGGCAATATAGACAAATACTCTAATCGATATGGTAAAAAAGGTTCCACAGAAGATTGGAGAAAAGACTTGCTTAAAATCATTCATTATGGTATACTGGCTTTATATAATCATGATATGACTTATGGAGAAAATGATGAGCATCAATCTGAAACATTCTGATAACTTGGATCGAGACTATAAAAAACTCAGCAAGGGCAGAAAAGAATATGTCAAAAAAATGGCATCAAAACAAAAACAAACTATTTCTAATTACTTGAATTCTAAATATGGAGAAATTGAAAATGAAATTGAGTGAGCAAACGCAAAATATATTGAAGAATTATTCGACTATTAATCAGTCAATTTACTTGAAAAAAGGAAGTCGATTATCCACTATTTCTGTTATGAGAAACATTTTATCAGCAACTGATGTAAGTGAAGAATTTCCAGTAGATTTTTGCATTTATGATTTGGGAAAATTTCTAAATCTTTTGAAGATTTATCCAGAACTAGATTTTCATGATAAGTTTGTCATGATGAGCAATGGAGCAAAGACATATAAATTTATGGCTGCCGAACCATCTATTATTGTCTATGTTGAGAATACCTTTGAATTAGAAGGAAGCGACAACAATCCAGAAGGATCGAAACCTTCGCCGGATTGGGATATTAATGTAAAGCTTCCAAATTCTACACTACATACTATCAATCAAGTGGCATCCATTTCTGGACTTCCTGATTATTCATTGTCAACAAAAGACGATGGAGTTGTTTATTTTTGTGCATTGGATAAAAAAGATGATACATCCAATGTTGCTGAAGAACCAGTTGGTGAATCAAATGCAACATTTAATATGTACTTCCGTTCAGAAAACCTAAAGCTAATCGAAGGTGATTATGATGTAGGGATTTCTAAAAATAAAATCTCAACTTTCCGACACCAGAAATTGCCAATTCAATATTGGATTACACTTGAACAAGATTCGACTTATGGGGAGTAAGTATGGACAATTTTTTATGGGTAGAAAAATATCGTCCATCCGATATCGATAATTGTATTCTAACTGATGAACTAAAATCAACATTCAAAGAGTTTGTTGATACAGGAAGTTTACCCAATCTCCTATTGTCTGGCGGGCCAGGTGTTGGTAAAACAACTCTGGCTCGTGCCTTGTGCAATGAGATGAAAATGGACTATATCTTAATCAACGGTTCCGAAGATAGTGGTATTGATGTTCTAAGAAATAAGATTCGAAACTATGCATCAACTGTAAGTTTTGATACTGGAAATAGTAAAGAATTTGGAAAGGTTATCATTTTAGACGAAGCGGATTATCTAAATCCACAATCAACTCAGCCCGCTCTGCGTGGATTCATTGAAGAGTTTTCTGGTAATTGTAGATTTATTCTTACATGCAATTTCAAGAATCGTATCATTGAACCACTGCATAGTAGATGTTCTCTTGTAGAATTTAAAATCAAAAAATCCGACAAACCAAAATTGGCAGGAACTTTTTTCAATAGAGTAAAAACTATTCTTGATAAAGAAAATATTTCTTATAAAGAAAAGGTGGTTGTGGAACTTGTAATGAAACATTTTCCAGATTGGAGAAGAGTCTTAAATGAACTCCAGAGATATTCTGTTGGTGGTGAAATAGATGAAGGCCTTCTAACTGATGTGGGAGAGGTAAATATAAACAAACTCACATCGGCGATGAAGGATAAGAATTTCACAGAGATTAGAGGATGGACAACTCAGAACTTGGATAATGATCCAAATACTTTATATAGAAAAATCTATGATGGACTGTATGAACACGCAGAACCATCTTCAATTCCTCAAGCAGTTGTGACTATTGCAGACTATTCATACAAGTCTGCATTTGTTGCCGATCAAGAAATAAATCTTGTGGCGTGTTTGACAGAGTTGATGATGGAGTGTGATTGGAAATGATAAAACCAAATACATCATTCTATTTAAATGTGAGAGACATTGAAATTATTGAACAAGCTCTCAGGGCAAAAGCAGGCCGAAGAGGCCTTGCTATCGCTCAGGGAGAAACAAGCGATAAACTTAGAGAAGAGATGCATGAAATTCAAGATTTATTAGGAAGAATTCATGAACAAAAAACATGGTATCGGCCTCAAAAAGATATATATGTGAGTGGATAATGAGTTACGATTTATTTAAAGATTATGTGCCAGCAATTTCTCATACTAAAAAGAGATTGATGGATTCTTTGGACGAAGAATGGGAAAAGAAGTATCAATCATTTTTGGTAAATAGAAACTTTTCTAATTATCACGATACTATTATGTATGCAAATGAAATGAATATGCGTCCTCATATGGACAAAAAAATGCAATTTGATTATTTACTAAATAGTATACGTCCAAGGAAAAGATTTTCGCCTTGGCATAAAAAGTCTATTCATAATGATTTTAATCATGTAAAAGAATATTATGGATATAATAATAAAAAAACAGAGGAAGCTCTTAATATCCTCTCAAGCGAACAGATTGATGAAATTAAGAGCAAACTGAATAAAGGCGGATAATTATGTCGATTTTAGAATCACTAGTAGAAGTCACTCTTAGCGATCAAGAGGACTTCTTAAAAATAAGAGAAACACTCACTAGAATTGGTGTTGCATCTAAAAAAGATAAAAAACTTTATCAATCTTGTCACATTCTTCACAAACAGGGTAAATACTACATTGTTCATTTCAAAGAGCTATTTAAGCTTGATGGAAAATCATCTGATTTTTCAGAAAATGATAGAGCAAGAAGAAATACAATCGTTAACCTTTTAAAAGAATGGGGATTGATTAATATTATCAAAGAAGATGAACATGTTGATGCACCAATTTCACAGATAAAAATTCTCTCTCATAAAGAAAAAGATGATTGGGAATTAGTACCTAAATATAATATTGGAAGAAAGAAATAATGACTAACTTCGAAAAAGTGAAAGAATTTATGGAAACATACGGGCAAGAAGTGTTAACTGATGCTCGTTTTCCAGATGCAAATACTATCGCACTTAGAAATGAGTTGATAGAAGAAGAACTAAATGAACTGAAACAAGCCTCGCTTGAGGATGAAGAATTGGTTGATGTTGCAGATGCACTAACTGACTTATTATATGTCGTTTATGGAGCTGGACATGCATATGGAATTGATTTAGATAGATGTTTTGAAGAAGTACATCGTTCTAACATGTCTAAATTAGGCGAAGATGGAAAGCCAATTTACAGAGAAGATGGAAAAGTACTCAAGGGCCCAAATTTTTTTGACCCTGATTTGAGAAAAATTGTTTTTTGATTATATATAGTATAGGATCGTGGATTCCTTCACGCTTTGCGGTAAAATCCACTTGGTGCTCATTAGAGGCCAATTTCAAAACCTTGCTTAATAGGAGGAAAAAACATGGTTACGAAATTTAAAACTTTAGACCCTTTTATGCGTTATAGTGTCGGGTTCGATAGATTGTTTAATGAACTTGAGAATTTGTCTCAAACAACAACGCAAAACTATCCCCCATACAATGTAGTAAAAGTAAACGATTCTGATTATCGTATTGAAATTGCTGTATCGGGATTTTCTGAAGATGAACTTGATGTTGAAGTTAAAGAAGATACTCTTACAGTAACAGGTACAGTAACAGAACGCGAAGAATCTAACTACTTGCATAAGGGAATTTCGTCTAGAAATTTTGCTAGAACATTCACTCTCAATCCAGACATTGTTGTGAATGATGCGAAACTTTCTAATGGAATGCTTGTAATCGAATTGGAACATGTAATTCCAGAAGAAAAACAGCCTAGAAAGATTGAGATTAATCGATCAATTGGCAAAAAGGGAAAGAAAACTCTTTTAGTTGAATAATAAATTATCGGGGAGCATTTTGCTCCCCAACTAACCAAGGATAGAAAAATGGAAACTCATGATCAGCTAACTATTGAATTGGAACAATATAAAATAGAAAACGAGAAGTTTAAAAATGGAAATAAATCTGCCGGAGTTCGGGCAAGAAAACATTTGAATGAACTTGTAAAACTTTGCAAAACACGCCGAATGGAAATTCAAGATGAAAAGGAATGGATTGTAAAGGGAACATAAATTATGTCAGATAATGAAAATCAGGTGAATGAAGAACCTATCGAAGAGCCAATTCTATATCGGACTAGTTCAAATGGTAAAGATATTAGATTCAATCCAGGCCTTCCGCACGATAAACTGATGCAAGAACTTTTAAACAATAGACAAATTGTAGAGGCAAGTCCTCATATTGTTCAGAAAGTTTTGAACATGGAATGGAAATGGTTTGAACGCAGAGTAATTAAATGGTTAGGAGATACGGAGTATTCTAGAAAGTTGCAGCAATCTCTGAGAAACCATATTAAAAATGAGAAAAAATGGGTTGAGCGTGGTGCAAAAGCCGAAGAAGTTCAAAAATATCAAGGATAACATAGGAGTGATATAATGAAATTAGATTATACAAGCAGTTTAAAATTACGAGCATTAATTCGTAAATATGAATTTGAAAGAGATGCAGCAATTGCAAATCTTCAAGTATATTTCGAAAATGGTGCTGGTGTAGGGGATCATGGAGATACTATTGGATCTATGGATGATTTAGTTACGCAGTTGAATGAAGCGGAAACTAAACTAAAAACTATTATTGCTTATTTTGCAAATGTTCCACAATCACAACCAGTACCAGTTTCTACAGAAGAAGCACCATCAACAGATGGCAATTAAGGTAGTCAGACTTCTATCTGGCGAAGAATTGATGGGAGATATTGAAGATAAAGGCGAAGGTAAGTATTTCTTAAAAAATGCTTGTCAAATTGTCACTTCATATGCAGATACAACAACAGCAACAGCAAGAGTTGGTCTGTCTCCCTTCATGCCTTATACAAAATCGTCTGATGGAATAGAATTAGAAAAAGCATATATTGGATTTATTGTTGATCCTGTAAATGAACTAACTACGGAATATAATAAAGTATTTGGTAGTGGTTTAGTTCTTCCCCCAAGCAAACCAACACTTACTACATCTCCGCCCCGCGGCAATCATGGTTTTGTAAAAATATAAAAACCTTGACAATTTGAATTTTATAGTATATATTATGAGGTATTATGCGTTTTTATACTAATGTACAAAATATTGGAAACAAAATTCTTGTTAGAGAATATAACAATGGTGAACGAAAAAAATTAAGGTTAGATTATAAACCATCTTTATTTTTTGAAACAAAAGACAGAACATCAAAATATAAATCTCTTGATGGAAAAAATCTAAAAAAAGTAACATTTTCGGCCATTAACGAAGCAAGAAGTAAGATGCGAGAAGTCGAAGGACTGTCTCCTATTTACGGAATGACGCCTTTTATCTATCCATTTATATCTGATACTTATAATGATATGGAATTTGATATTGATAAAATCAATATCGCAACACTTGATATTGAGGTTGAATGTGAACAGGGATTTCCAGAACCAGCAGCTGCGGCTGAACGAGTGAATGCTATTACTTTAAAATATAATGGACTTTATACAGTTCTTGGTCTTGGAGATTGGGAACATAAAACTCCAGAAGTCGAACATCTGAATATCAAATATTACAAATGTACAAGTGAAATGGAACTTCTACGTTCATTTCTGAATTTGTGGGAGTCTGCTGATATTGATATTGTAACTGGATGGAATGTAAACTCTTTCGATATATTATATCTTGTAAATAGAATTACTAAAATCTTGGGCGAAGAACAGATGAAACGTCTGTCACCTTGGCGTTCTGTAAACAAAGTTCAAAAAAATATTAGAGGACAACTTACAGAACATGTTCAGCTACTTGGATTAAACATTATTGATTATCTTGACTTGTATAGAAAATTTACATATGTCACCAGAGAATCTTATCGATTAGACCATATTGCATTTGTTGAACTTGGCCAAAGAAAACTTGACCACTCTGAATTTTCATCGATGCATCTATTTTATAAGATGGACTATCAGAAATATATAGATTATAACATCATTGATGTTGAACTTGTCGATAGACTTGAAGATAAACTAAAATTGTTGGAACTTCTCATTACTATTGCATATCAGGCAAAGGTTAATTATGATGAAGTTTTTTCTCCAATCAAAACATGGGACTCGATTGCGTTTAATCTTCTAAGACGAAACAAGATAGTAATTCCACCAAAAACAATAAGTCAAAAGACTGAGGCCTATGCCGGTGCATATGTAAAAGATCCAATTGTTGGAATGCATGATTGGGTCATGTCTTTTGATTTGAATAGTTTGTATCCACATCTTATCATGCAATATAATATCTCACCAGAAACATTAGTTGAAACAGATCGTGTTGATACAAATGTAAATACTTTGTTAGAGAAAGGAACGGACACAGAAGCATGTCAACAATATGGATATTCTCTCACACCAAATGGCGTTCTTTATGATAATTCAAAAAAAGGATTTCTTCCAAAATTGATGCAAGGTATGTATGATGACCGTGTACAATATAAGAAAGAAATGTTAAAATGTAAACAGAGAAAGATTGACGGCGACGGCGATCCAGTGGAATTAGATAAGAAAATCGCCGCACTAAACAACAAACAAATGGCAGCAAAAATTCTTCTCAATTCAGCTTATGGTGCGTTAGGAAATCAATATTTTAGATATTTTGATATTAGACAGGCTGAGTCGATTACTTTATCTGGTCAACTAAGTATTCGTTGGATTGAGAAAAAAGTAAACGAATACATGAACAAGGTATTAGGAAATGAAGAACAGAAAGAATATGTCATTGCAAGCGATACAGATTCGATATATGTTGTTTTTGGTGACTTGGTACAAAGAGTGTTTGGAAAAGGAGATTCGATATCGGAGAGTGATGGTGGTATACAAACCGAGCGAGTGGTATCATTTCTTGATAGAGTTGCTCAGGAGAAATTGGAACCTTTTATTGATAAGGCTTATAAAGAACTTGCTGAATATATGAATGCATATGACCAAAAGATGGTAATGGCTAGAGAGGTGATTGCATCAAAGGGTTTGTGGACTGCGAAGAAGAGATATATCTTAAATGTTCATGATAACGAAGGAGTCAGATATAAAACCCCAGAACTAAAAATTATGGGTATTGAGGCTGTTCGTTCTTCAACTCCGGCTGCGTGTAGAGATAAACTAAGAGAATCCTTTAAAGTTATAATGAAGGGTGATAATGATGAGTTGATTGAGTTTATTGATAAATTTAGAGAAGAATTTAAAACAATGGATGTACCAGACATTTCTTTTCCAAGAAGTGTTAATGGCCTAAAGAAATACTTTGATTCGAAAGATTTATATACAAAAGGCACACCAATTCATGTGAAAGGTGTGATTCATTATAATAATTTGGTGCAAAAACACAAACTTGGAATGTCTTATCCTTTAATTAAGGAAGGCGAAAAGATTAAGTTTGTATATTTGAAAGAGCCAAATCCGATAGGAAACAATACAATTGCAATTCAAGATTCTTTACCAGAAGAATTTGACTTGCATCGATATATTGACTACAACAAACAATTTGAAAAGGCGTTTCTTGACCCTATTCAAACTATCACAGACACAATTGGTTGGAAAACTGAAAAAATATTTACAATTGATGACTTTTTTTAATAGGAGAATAATATGACATCTGGACTAATGAGTAAGTTAAGAAAGAATACGTCTTTCAAAGATGGAAGAGTTAATACTTTATCAGAATCGCCGTTTTTACATGAAAAGGATAATATTCCTACAAATATTCCAGCAATGAATGTTGCATTTTCTGGATCACTGGAAAAAGGATTTACTTCTGGTTTGACAATGATTGCAGGTCCAAGTAAACACTTTAAAACGGCATTTGGTTTGATTATGATGAAATCGTATCTAGACAAATATCCAGATGCGGTTGCTCTTTTTTATGACAGTGAATTTGGAACTCCACAGAACTATTTTGATGTATTTGAAATTGATACCACAAGAGTAGTTCACATTCCAGTTACTGATTTGGAAGAATTGAAATTTGATATGGTTTCTCAGCTAAAAGAAATAGAAACAGAAGATAAACTTTTTATCATGGTTGATTCTGTAGGAAACCTTGCATCGAAAAAAGAAGTAGAAGATGCGGAGAATCAAAAGTCTGCCGCTGATATGACAAGAGCAAAACAATTCAAATCTTTGTTTAGAATGGTAACACCACATCTAACAATGAAAGATATTCCAATGGTTGCAATTAACCACACATATGACTCACAGGGGTTATATCCAACTAAGGTTGTATCTGGTGGCACTGGAATGTATTATAGTGCTGATACTATTTGGATTATTGGTAGACAACAAGACAAGGTTGGTACAGAAATTCAAGGATATCATTTCGTAATCAATGTAGAGAAATCTAGATTTGTAAAAGAAAAATCTAAAATTCCAATTTCAGTTTCATGGGAAAATGGTATAGATAAAACTTCAGGTCTTCTTGACATGGCGGTAGATTATGGTGTAATATCCAAATCAGGTGGATGGTATCAGATGGTTGATCCAGAAACTGGAGAAGTAGACGATAAAAAGTTTCGTGAAAAAGAAACACATAATATGGAATTTTGGGAAACTTTATTACAAGATTCTAAATTTGATGGATTTTTGAAAAAGAAATATAGAGTAGGTAACTAATGGCAATTTGGGCTTCTGATTTTATATATCAACAGAGAATGCAGATTTGTAATTCTTGTGAAGAGTTTGTAAAAACATTAAAGGTATGTAAATCTTGTGGATGTTTTATGCCTGCCAAAGCTAAAATTGCTAATCTAAGATGTCCAAAAGACAAATGGACAGAAGTTTATGGAACAGAAGATCAAGAACCAAAAACTTTGTCTTTACATAAAGGCTCAGATGATATAGAGAAAAAGAAAGAGTCTTTATTAAGACAGGCACAACATTTAAAAGATGAGTCCGATAGGTTGTTTAGAGAGGCTAAAAAATTAGATGGAACTAACTGAACAAGTTGTTATGAATTGTTTGTTTTCGGATGATGCTTATGTAAGAAAGGCATTGCCGTTTATAGAACGAGAATATTTTCAAACCGAATCCAATAAAATTATTTTTGATATGATTAAGAATCATATCGAAAAATATAATGATTTGCCTACCAAAGAATCTTTATTGATTTCTTTAGACGATATAAATGTTTCTGAAAATATTTACACAGAATGTTCTCAGTTTATAAATTATCTCCATAATCAAAGAGATGAACATAGAAATAGTGAATGGCAATTGGATGCAACTGAAAAGTGGTGTCAAGATAGAGCTATATATAATGCGGTGATGAAATCTATCAATATCATTAATGAAGATTCTCCAGAAAAAGGAAACATGCCAAAGATTTTGAGTGAGGCTCTTGCAGTTTCATTTGATAGTAATATTGGTCATGATTTTATTGATGATTGGGAAGAACGATTTGACTTTTATCAGAGAGTTGAAGAAAAAATTCCATTTCATCTTGATATGTTAAATCGTATCACGAAGGGTGGACTTCCAAAGAAAACATTGAATGTTGCACTTGCTGGAACTGGTGTTGGTAAATCTCTGTTTATGTGTGATTGTGCAGCAAACCATCTTCTAATGGGATATGATGTTTTGTATATTACATGTGAAATGGCAGAAGAAAAGATTGCAGAAAGAATTGATGCAAATCTTTTAAACACCAGCATTCAAGATGTTTCTGCAATGGCAAGAGGTACATTTGATAAAAAGATTGATCGAATCAAGAAAAAGACAACTGGTAAAATGATTATCAAAGAGTATCCAACAGCTGTCGCAAATGCAAATCATTTCAGACACTTGTTGAATGAGTTATCTTTGAAGAAGAATTTTAGACCAAAAGTTATCTATATTGATTACCTAAATATATGTGCATCTGCAAGAATTAAACCTGGCGCTGGTGCAAACTCATATACATTGATAAAATCAATTGCAGAAGAACTAAGAGGTCTTGCTGTTGAAAATGATGTGCCTATTGTGACTGCAACACAGACGACCAGAGGTGGTTATGCAAACAGTGATGTTGATTTGACTGACACATCTGAGAGTTTTGGTTTGCCTGCTACAGCAGATTTGATGTTTGCTCTAATATCAACAGAAGAACTTGAAGATATGGGACAGATATTGATTAAACAATTGAAGAATCGATATAATGATCCAAATGAAAATAAAAGATTTGTTGTTGGAATTGATAGACCAAAAATGAGGTTGTATGATGTTGAAGATGACGCACAGGATGAATTAATACAGGAAAGAACTGATAATACTTATAGAGAAACATTCTCTAATAAATCTAGCAAAAAGATAGGAAAAGTGGAGATTAAACTATGACGGACGAAAAAGAAGTAGTAAATTTTGAGGTAGACCAAGAAACTTTTAGAGTTAAACCACCAGATGGTAACATGGCTTGGATTTCTGTATGGGACAATGTTTTGTCAGCAGAAAAGTGTGAAGAAATTATTGAAGAGTTTGAAAAGGCTTCTGAATATCATAAGAAAACAGAACATCCAGAATATAGAAGTTTTACTGAATTGAATTTTTTTGATCCAGCACTTCTTTCTGCAAATCCGAAGTTTGAAGAACTATCAATGGAACTTTTAGGGAAAGTTTCCGAATATGTTGAGAGTTATAGACAACACAATAATATCGCATTTTTTCCTCAACAATGTCATAATGAAGAAGTGAGAATGAAAAAATATTTTGCTGGTTCTGAGGATGATTTCAAGTATCATGCGGATGTTGGTGATTATGCTTCTGCAAGAAGATTTCTTGTGTGCTTCTTTTATCTCAATACTGTAGAGGAAGGGGGAGAGACCGTATTTCCTGATTACAATACAAGTATCTCACCAGTACAGGGCAGACTCGCAGTGTTTCCGCCTTTTTGGACGCATCCACACCAAGCTCAGCCCGCTGTATCCAATGATAAGTACATTGTAGGTACATATCTACACTACATGTAAAATTATAAATAGTGGTATTAACTCAATATATAAAGGGTAATTCCATTTCATGGCTTATAATTATAGACCAAAATCATCCCAAGATATAAAAGATCTTGGGGTGGTAATGAGTAAAGAAAAAGTTTTGGTTTCATTATTCGAAGAAATGAAATCGAACTTTGGAAAATCTTTTGATGAATTTATTACAATAGAGACAGGTAGCGCAGGATTCGGAAACGCAAAGATTCTTAATGATTTTAAGAATATGGTCGATATAAATTCATATAAGAAAAAATATATAGGAATATCTCTTAAATTTGGAAATGGATCTAATCCAAGTAGTAATGCTCCTACTACTCAACAACAAGAATTAATTACTCTTAAAATATTTGAAGAATTATTATCTAGTAAAACAAAAAATTACAAGAAATTCGACCAATTGCTTCCGACACTCTTAGAAATATATCCCAATCTTCCATATGAAAAGTCTTGGTATAATTCGTTTGAATTGCAATTTAATCAAATCGAAAAAGAAACCAAACTACCCAATAGTACATTTGATGTTTATAATCGTGATGGTGGATTTATGGATTATATATCAAAATTAGTAAATAGTAAGTTTGATATTGCAAAGAAAGATTCGTGGAATCCTGCTGATATATGGCTTTTAAGGTCGTCTGCTTATAAAAAATACGAAGCGATGTTAAATGAAGCGGTTAGTATTCAAGAGTGTAATGCCATATTAGTTTCTGCGTATAATAATACAGACATTGTTGGTATTTCTTTGAAAAAGAATGATGGAAAAAAATTAAATTATGATTTAATAAATTTAAAATCTTCTACTAAAGAAAGTTCTGTAGACTATTCAAAGTTTCTTTTAAATATTCCATATAATGAAAAAACAAAGTCTTTTACTTCGGTTACTAGTCAATTAGAAGTAAAATACCAAAACAAAACTTATCGTATGGGAGTAAAAAGCAATCAGGCTCAAATTGGAAACATCACATATGAGTTTGTTGGAACTGGAGCTGCTGCGTTTTTAGGAAAAGTTCCAAAAGATATGTTGAAACTTGAATTAAAAAAAGATGGATACTTGATGCCAGAACACACTCATTATATGAAGTTTGATAGGAAAGATTTTGAAAATAAAATATCGGTTATAAAAAGAAATAAAACACTTTTTACAATTGATGGAAATTTAGATAAATTTGTAGACCAACTTGAAGAATCTTGGTCAAAAGGAAGAAGTAAAGATAATGTTGTTATATCTCAAATCGTATGTTTTGCATATATTATAGCAAATTTATCATTATCTAGAAGAAAAGAGTTTATAAGGGATTTATTTTTTATGGCACAGAAAAAAGGCCCAATGTTCGGCCCATTTGGAAAGTTATACTAATGAAAAGTTTTAGAACACATTTAAACGAATCAAAAGAAGGTAAAAATTTACACCTAGAACATCTTGAAGATGAAATTATTAATAATGGTATTAATGGTGCAAGAGGCGCAGTAAACTTTTTAAGAGCCCTTAGAGATATGTTATCTGGTTCTGCTACTTCTAAGATCAATATGACCGTAAAGTGGGACGGAGCTCCAGCAATTTTTGCTGGTACTGATCCTTCCGATGGTAAGTTTTTTGTCGCAAAAAAGTCTGTATTTAATGCAGTGCCATTGTTGTATAAAAGCATAGATGAAATTGAAACAACTTCCGACTTGTCGCCAAACCTAAAGTCAAAATTTAAAGTTGCATTTTCAGAGTTTTCCAAGTTGGGAATCAAAGATGTTATTCAGGGCGACCTGATGTATACTGATGAAAGAGAAGAAAAAACTTTGGATGGCAAAACTTATATTACATTTCAACCAAATACATTAGTATATGCTGTTCAAAAAGACTCTTCTATTGGAAAAGAAATTTCTGCATCTAAGGTTGGTGTTGTTTGGCATACAACATATAAAGGAAAAGATTTGCAAGGAATGACAGCTTCATTTGGAGTTAATATTTCTGGGCTCAAGAAAACATCTTCAGTTTGGATGGATGATGCAACATTTAAAGATGTTTCTGGGACTGCTAAGTTTACTGCATCTGAATTGAAAACTCTTAATGGACAACTCTCATCTGTCGGTAGAAAATTCAAAAAAATCAAAGCAAATGAATTTAATTCATTTTTAGAAATTCAGAATAAAACATTGGTGAAAGGATTGTCTGGTGCAAGTTTCAAAACTTTCTTGAATGCATACATCAGAGAAGGAAAGAATATTTCGACAAAAAATTTGAAAAACTTTGATTATTCAATGTATGTCAAAAATTATTTTGATAATAAGATAATTTCCAAATTGAAAACAGAAAAATCACGTCAAATAAAAGAAGAATTAAGAGATGAATTGGTCAAAAAACTAATCAAGTTAGATTCGGTTGTATATGCGATAGTTGACTTTATGGAAGAAATGATTGCAGCTAAAACTCTAATCGTAAATAAACTAAATAGTATTAAACAAATGACGGATATTTTTGTTAGAACTGATAATGGTTATAAAGTAACAAATCCAGAGGGATATGTTGCAATTGACCACACTGGAACTAATGCTGTGAAACTTGTAGATAGAATGGAATTTAGTTATAACAACTTTACCGCAGCAAAGGCATGGGACAAGTAAATGGACATAATAAGAATTATAGAAAGACTTAGATTGGAAGAAGGTGTTAACGATCCTTCTATTTTTAAAGCAGTATTTCTTGCCGGCGGGCCCGGTTCAGGAAAATCTTTTATTGTGGGAAAAACTGCACTTACTTCTCTTGGAATGAGAGTTGTAAATTCAGACCCAGCGTTTGAAAAGGCACTTGCAAAGGCTGGACTTGAAATGACACCAGACGATATTTGGTCTGATGCTGGTCAGACTGCCAGAGTTCGAGCAAAAAAAGTAACATCCAAACAACAATCTCTCTATGTACAGGGTAGATTGGGATTGGTTATTGATGGTACGGGAAAAGATTATGAAAAGATTGCAAAACAAAAAGCTCAGTTAGAAAAACTTGGTTATGAAACTGCAATGATTTTTGTAAACACAAATTTAGAAACGGCCGTTGCTAGAGATGCCGCGAGAAGCAGGACGCTTGGTGCCGCCGAAGTTGGTAAGATGTGGAAAGGAGTTCAAGATAACATTGGAAAGTTCCAAAGAGCATTCAAATCAAAAATGTTCATTGTTGATAATTCTGATGGCGCAGATTTTGAAAGAGATGTTATGGCAACATATAGAGCAATTTCATCATGGGCAAAGAAAACTCCTGAAAATAAAGCTGCTCAAAAATGGATTTCTGGACAAAAGGCAAAAAGAAATATTAAAGAAGAAACTTTAGAGGAACAAAAGTTTTCGGACAAAGAAATCAAAATGGCTATAGGCGTTGCATCTGATAAGCGTTATAAAGATGGTAATATGACAGGCGCAGTTAAAGCAATTGATAAAATCAAAAAAGGTTTATCTGACCACCCACAAGTTAGGGCTGTTTTGCGGAGACAAAATGAAAATATTTCTGAAGAAAGAGATTTTGTGGGCGAGACTGCCGAAATGATGATGCGCGACATGATAATCATGCAAAACAAATTAGATGAACTTATAGATGCAATGGAAGAAGAGATGGGAAGACCTCAGATAGAGAAATTTGAAATCGAACCTTGGATTGTATCTAAAATTACAAAAGCCAAAGATTACATCGATTCCGTGTATGATTATAGTATAATGGATGATCTGGATTTTGAATGATGCAAAGCTTTGCTCAATTTTTGGACGAAGGAATTAAATTCAAGTTAATCCGTGGCAAAGACATGGATGTTTTAAAGATGTGGAATAAAGGCGATAACAAATGGGTAGAATTAAGAGGCAAGCCTGGTTTTGAAACCAGATATGACCCTAAAGACCCATTACATAAAGCAATAACTGCGTTAGGAAAATCTGCTAACATATCAGATTTTATGAATGGAGATGAAGTAAGTATTAATCCAAAACATCCAGACGCTAAGAAGGCGTTGAAAACAATACAGGGTTTGATGAAATGAAAAGTTTTAGACAGTTTCAAAATATTGAAGAGATGGTAGAATATCATGTTATTAGTGAAATTCCATTATTAGATAATGTATTTCGTTTAGGATCGAATGCATTTTTTGAAACTTTTAATATTGCAAGAAAAATGTATGAAGAAGGAAAACTAGAATTCGATTCATATGATATAGAAATTCTTGAAACAGATATTGGAAAGTGGGAATTGTTTGAAAATGAACATGTCCCGCTCGATTGTCCTTTTTTGGTTGAGGAAGAAAAAGATGTAGAATTAAATTCTCCCAAAAGAGGCGGTAACAAGAAATACTATGTTTATGTGAAAAATGAAAAGGGAAATGTTATAAAGGTTGAGTTTGGAGATACAACTGGATTGACTGCAAAAATTAATAACAAAGAAGCTGCTAGAAATTTTGCAGCAAGACATAATTGCGATCAGAAAAACGACAAAACAAAACCTGGCTACTGGGCATGTAGATTGCCTAGATATGCAAAACAACTTGGATTGAGTGGAGGCGGAAGCTATTTTTGGTGATACTATGAGACCTTATATGGAATGGATGGAAGAAGAAAGCTGTATTTTAAGAGAATTTAATGAGGATGTAGATAGTGAAGAATTGGTTTGGCATAGAGACAAAAATGATAGACTAGTTCGTATTATGGAATCTGATGGATGGTTTTTTCAATTTGAAGATGAATTTCCTTTTGAGTTATTGAAAGGAATGTGGTTGAAGATAGATAACCACAGATATCATAGAGTAATAAAAGGCGATAACAATGGGAGTTTATTAATCAAAATTTACGAAGGGGGATAGAATGTTTCATCAGTTGCTTGATATTCATTTATCTAATATAAAAAAGTTTGATGATGTAATGAATACCAATTATTTACAAGAATATAAAAAAATAATGTGGCATGCCCTGAATGAATTTGAAAAACCGTTGATGAGTGCTGTTTTTACAAATGGTAGACAGTGGAGAAAACTCAAAGACCAATTTTTGTATGTGCCAGAGGAAGGAACTAAAAATGACAGATGACATAGATTTTGGATTTACTGCCGTTGACGAAGAAGAGCTGAGAAGTATTGCACCTTCTCCGGCATCTAATGAAGTGTCAGAAAAACTTGAAAGCACTGGAGAAGGACTCAAGTTATTAGAATATAAAATGGACAATTTAGTTGATAAACTTGGTGAAATGTTAGACGAAGTTGAAACGGTGAAGGAATTTTATAATAACGAAAAAGTAATTGTAAATTCTAAGTTGAAAGATGTTGAAAATCTAATTTTACCTCTACTAAATAATTTGATGAAAAATAAAGAAAAAGAGTATATTTACTGGCCAAACCGCGAAGCAATTATCACTCAACAAATAAATCGTATAACGAATATAACAAGAGCAGAAGAATGAAAGATACTGTAGTTTTTACATTTGGTAGATTTAATCCACCAACAACTGGACATGAAAAACTAATAGAGAAAGTTGCTGCCGTCGCAAGAAGCGAAAAGGCGGATTTTATGGTATTTCCAAGTCAATCTACAAATCCTAAAAAAGACCCTCTAGATTTTAGAACAAAAGTTTCTTATATGAAGAAAATGTTTCCAAAATATTCTAAGAATATCATGTCCAATAAAGATGCAAAATCTGCTTTTAATATCGTTCCTATGCTATATAAGATGGGATATGAAAGATGTATTATGGTTGTAGGTGGCGATAGAGTTTCAGAATTTGAAACAATATTGAATAAGTACAATGGTGTTTCTGGTAGTCATGGTTTCTATGAGTTTGAAAATGGAGTTGAAATTGTTTCTGCCGGAGAAAGAGATGAAAATGCTACTGATGTAAGTGGTATGTCTGCATCTAAAATGAGAGCAGCTGCAGCTGCTAATAGATACGAAGATGAAAAGATTGGTGGAAAAATTCTTCAAGGATTCAAGAGTGGACTTCCAAGTAAATTTGAAAGAACGCATGGAAAGAAACTCTTTGCAGACCTAAGAAAAGCAATGAACCTCAGCGAAGAAATGATCGAATTTCTTAATTCCGTTGGAGATGATTTGCTAGAGTTTATGCAAACAGATTATATGGGATATGTAGACGATGCAACTGATAACAACCTGTACAACGAGATATATGAAGAATTTTTTGCGGAAAGAAAGGTTGCTCAGGACAAAGATATCGAAGATAGAGAAGGTACACAACCTAAAAAATACTACGCAAAAGATGCAGACGGCGATGAAATGTCAAAGTCAACAAAACAAGCTCGCGCAAGACATTTCGCAAAATATGGAAAAAAATCAGACGATTCAGACAGTTCTTACAAACCAGCACCTGGCGATGCGAATGCAAAAACAAAACCCTCAAAATACACCAACCTATATCATAAAATGTATGGAGAGGATGTATCTCAAAAACAAATAGACGATTTGGAAAAATTTGCAGATAGAATGCTTGCAAAATATGATATTGATATTACATTTACAAGACATTTTGTTGATAGAATGAATGACAATAGAAACGATCCAGAGATCAAAGTTGCAGAACTTCAAAAGTTTTTCAAAAAGATTCAGAAGAAAAAAGGTTCTCAGATCAAGGCGAACCCCGATATCGAAGCAGTTCTCAAAGACATGTCAACTAACTTAAATCTGCCTGTAGTTATCAACTATAAGAATGGTGAGTTTGAAGTTGTACATAAAACAATCATGCGTAAGAAAAACTTCTCTACATCAAGTAAAGAATTAAAATACGAAGAGGTAGATATGAATATTGAAGAAAAACTTAACGAAATATCTAACATGCGCCGTTTGAAGCTTGTCAGCAAAATTAAGAATTCTGGTGTTGTAAAACAGGGTTCTATGTCTAAGGATAATAAAAAAGAAGCAGCAAATCCAGCTCAACAAGCTGCCATTGCTATTGCAAAGAAAAAATCGGGAAAATACGATGATGATGGAAATCTTAAAGAATTGACATCAGCAGAAAAAAAACTTATTGATAAAATGTATGACAAAAAAGGTAACTTGACGCCATTGGGTAAAAAAGTTATGGAATATGGTAAGAAAAATGAAAAACTAGGCAAAGATGCTGATGCTGGTGATTACATCGATGATTTTAGAAAATCAGATGCTCCGCAATTCAAAGGTAAGTCCGATGAAAAAATAAGACAAATGGCGGTTGCCGCATATCTTAAAGCAAAAGAAAAAAATGAAACTGTTGATGAAAAAATTGCAACCAATAAAGAAAGAATGAATATGGCTGCTCTTGATGCGTTAAAAAAATTGATTGCATCAAAAGGTGATAAACAGTCTTTAAAATCATATGTATATACTATCGCTAAATCTTTCAGTGGAGTGTCGGGTAAAGATTTAGAGACTCTTTATAGAAATTCTATTAAAGAACAAGTTGAACTTGATGAAGAAAGATGGAAATATAAGGGCGACACAAATTACAAAGTAGGTGGTAATCTAAGATATGATGATAAGTTAGATTACAAACTTTCAAAGGCAGATGCTGATATTTTAAACAAATACATGAAACAAGCTAAAAATGATGCAGCACGTAGTAAAGTGTGGAATATGTTCTGGGATTCAAAAGAAACAGGTAATACGGCCAAGGGCCCAGAAAAAGCGATCAAATTTGCCAAAAATTCTATCAAAGAAGAACTAGATGAACAAATCGAGGGACTTAAAAAGAAAGCAGAAAAGTCGGGTATTTCATATGGTATTCTAAAAAAGGTATATGACAGAGGTATGGCTGCTTGGAAAACAGGACATAGGCCAGGAACTACTCCACAACAGTGGGCATTTGCTAGAGTCAATTCATTTATCACTGGCGGTGGCGCACGGAAGTCGGATGCAGACCTTTGGGCTGAAAGATAGATAAATAGTAAAAAAACTGGAGAACTCTCATGACTAATAGGAAAAATATTCCCGAAGAAATTTTAGACGATGATGTAGCAGATTTCATCGGCGCAGCTTCTGCTGCGAAGGCGGCAGGAAAAAAGAAATTTAAATTTGGTGATAAAGAATATCCTGTCACAATTTCTGATAAAATTGCAAAGACTGTTAATAAAGAAGCCGCTGTTGGTATTATGCAAAACAAGGACGATGAAAAGGTTTCCAAGGGTTCACAAAAAATGGGAAGTGCAAAAAATGAATCTTTAGATGGAAGAACTAAAGCATTTAAAGAAAAATTGCAAAAGCTTTCCTATTCAGAGAAGAAAAAAGATGACCTAGAAAACGAGAAGAATTTTGATGGCCGCGGCAAAGAGTTCAAAGAAAAACTAGTCAAACTTGGATATAAAAAGCCTACTATGGAAGAAAGACTTCTAGAAAAAATGGGCAAATCTTCAACTGGTTATGATTTGTATCACAAAGATTTTTCATCTGCAATGAAACATGCATACGAATTTGCAAAGAAAAAATATGGTATTGATATTGATCCAAAAGAAATTGATGATAAAGTTGCCACTGGGCCTCGCAAACCAACATCTGGTAAAACCAATTCTTATCGTTTACTTGATAAAGATGGTAAAAAAGCAGTTCAAATTCAAGTATACAATATGGACAATAAGAAATATGAATTGAATATGTATAAAGAGGAAAAGGAATTTGAACCTCATATGATGTACGACCCAAAAACTGGTAAAGGTTATAAAGCCGAAAAACCAGAAGATCATGAACGTATGTCTAAGATGGGATATACTCATGAAAAACCAAAAATGGAAGAATTTCATTTACATGAAGCATCAATTCAAATGGTAGCAAGAGATCTCGAATCATATGCTAAAAAAGATAAAAAGGGTATGGATTATGATGATTTCATGAAAGCAGCAAAAATGATGAAAGATAATCAATTGAAAGCTTTGATTTCATTTGTGAATGATTTGGACACAGAACCAAGAGAAAAAATCCTCATGATTGTTAAGAATGTTCTTGGTAAGAAAACTGCTGAGAAAATGTTTGGGGTAAGATTTTTTGATAGTAAAATTAATGAGATTAAAGAAATGAAACAGCCCTTCGTAGTTGTTGATACTGCTGATGGTAACAAAGTCGTAGGTATGGCTTCTGATGAAAAGGGAGCAAAATCAATTATTTCCACTTCTCAACTTCCACCAATGAAAATTAAAGACAAGAAAACTTTGAAGATTGTAAAGACAAGCAAAAAACAAGATATTGGATTTCCTGTGAAAGAAGATCAAGAGGTCGATGAAGTCTCTCAAGATACTTTACGTAATTATCATGGTAAAGCAGGTGCTCAACTTAATAAATTAAGAGATAAAAATGCTAAAGGAAAGTTAACTTTTGCTGATCTTAAAAAGGGCCAAAACAGAGCAAAAGGTCTTAATAGAGCTGCTAATAAGATGGAAGAGATTGAACTAAAAGAATTTGAAACAGAGATTGATTTACAAGAAAAACTTTCTCCAGCCCAAATCAAAAAATTAAAAAGTGAATTTGAAGACCTGAGAGGAAAGAAAATCTCTGCACAGTCAGGAATGAAACTTTCCAAAGCTTTGGACAAATTGGACAAGGAACAAACGATTGCTCTTGTTAATTTAGATTTGCCATTCGTTTCTACTCTTGCTGTTAGCAAACTAATGATGAATTTTAACATGTCTCCAAGCGAAGTCAATAAAATAATTGATGGAAAAGATGAATCATTTGATCCAAAACTCAAAGAAGAACTAAAAATTAAAGAATTGATTGAAAGTTCTGATAAAAAAGATGCAGAGGAAATGAAAGAAATTGTTCTTGCAATGAACCCTAAATATAATAAAAAACAGGTTCAAAAAGAAGTTGAAAAAATGGCGATGGAGAAATATGGAAATTCCTCTCGCGCTAAAAAGATTGCTAGCTACGTTAAATAAGGAGAAAAAAATGGATTTACCAAGTTGGGCAAGGCCAAAAAACTGGATGAAGAATGCAGTTGCAACTAATCGCGGTTGGGTCAACGAAAAAACTGGAGAGATGTATAAAAAGCACTCAAATTTGAAAGACAAAATTGATGCACTTGCGCCTGCAAAACCAGCACCAAAACCAAAACCAAAACCAACATCAGCACCGAAAGATGAAGGTGTAGATCTTTCAAGTATGACAAAGGACGAATTGGAAGAGTTGGGTAGAGAACATGGAATTGAGTTGGACAAGAGAAAAACTAAAAAGGATTTAGTTGCTGAAATCAAAGACGTAATATAATATTATAAAGAACAATAATAATGGATCACTTTGAAATTTTGAATGAAAACAATGTTTTCAATTATCAGATGAAATCTTATGATAATCCTCAGTGTCATAGCATGGAAGAGTTTCTTGACGATATGAAACGTATCAAATATGTCAAGAGACTCTTTCACAAATATCACACTAAAGGTTTATTAAAAGAGAGATTGATAATAAATCATCTGGTAATTTTGTTTAATGTTTTGGGAAATGTTCCGTGTAGTAGAATTTTATTTTTGAAAATTGACAAAAATCAACACTACATCTTAGCAAGTTTTTTGCACTTTTTACACAAACTTCCAAAAGAAGTAAAAGGAATTGAGGGTAGAACTATAAATTTAGAAGAAATTGTTCTTGATAAATATATATTAGAAACATTAGGAAAAATTTAAGATGGCCTCAGTATTTAATGCATATCTAGCATATCAATTTATAAAAATTCTCACTACGCCGTGGGAAGAAACTGAAGCATATAAAAACGGCGTGGTTGATGCATCTGGAAAACAACTTAAAAAATCTGGTGATTTAAAAACGGATGCAGAAAAAAAATCTTTCACCATTTTTCATAAAATCATTTTCAATTTAAAAAGAATTCTTTCAAAGTTTCCAGGCGGAAAATCTAGAATTGCATCTTACGCAGCTGCTATGGCACTTCTTAGAGAAAATAATGAAAATCTAAAAGAAGAAGATTTAAATCTTCTTGAAAATCTTCTTATAGATTATATCAATAAACAAGAGGAAGAATTATATGAAAGTGGTATTCTTATCGAAGAGATGGGGTCGGGAGGAATAGCTAATTCGGTTGGTGATGGTTCGAAGTTAGGAAACTTTATAAACAATCCATATAAATTTTCTGGTATGCAAATTTTCAAAGTCGATCCAGATAGTTTTGATAAATTTATGAAAGGTAAGAAAAAGTATTCTCGTTGGGATAATTTTATTCGCAGAGAAGATGCTTTACATATAAGAAAATATATAAAGAACAACCCAACTAAAAGAGTTGTGTTGCAGGATTCACAAAACGGTTCTATGATTATCTTACACAGAGATTTGTAATGTTTGGTATTTTCAGTACAGCAAAAATAGCGGTAGTAGTTGTCGCTCTCACAGTAGCCGGCGGGGGCTATTGGTATGTACAAAAACTACAAACTCAGGTAAAAACTCTAGAGGCAAACCAAGTTATCTTGAGTGGTGCTATGGAGTCAAAAGATTCAGAAATTGCAAGATTGAATGCAGATATTAAAGAAGTAAAAGAAATCAATAATCGAATTTCTACAGAAAGTAAAGTCTTGAACGGACAAGTCGATGAACTTAGGAGAAAACTTTCAGAACACGATTTGGGGTTCTTGGCAGAAAACAAACCTGGCCTTGTAGAAAAAATAATAAATAATGATATACAAAATACTTTGAAAAGTGATTTAGAAGATATTATGGAAACAGAAAAATGAATAAATATATACAATTGACTCTTATATTATTTATTGGCTTGAGTATCACAGGATGTAGTAGTACACAGGAAAAGATTGTTACTGAAGAAGTTCTAGTAAACAAAGTTCCTCTTGATCTTGAAATGCCAAAACCAGTGACATGGCAAAATTTTGAATTTGTTGTGGTTACTCCTGATAACTATCAGGAAACTGTTGATAAATTGAAATCCGGCGGTAAGAGTATTGCGCTGTTTGCATTAGATGAAGATTCTTATAAGAATTTATCTATTGTAGTAAATGATATGAAAAGATATATGGGTGAACAGAAAATTATAATTTTAGAATATAAAAAATATTATGAACAATAATAAAAATAATAAGGCGCAAACTAATGACCGATTATGATTCTAGATTAGAAAGAATAGAAAGCAAGATTGATCAACTTGCAGATGCAATGATATCTATGGCTCGGGCCGAAGAAAAAATGACTGCTTTACGAACCGACCATGAAAAAATGTATGAAAGAATAAACAAACTTTCTATAAAAATGGATGAATTAGATCGGATGGCGCGAGAAAACGCAAGAACAACTGCTATATTTTTGAAGGCATTTTGGATAGTTTTTGCTGCAGCTGTATCATCTGTCGCAGCACATTTTTATCTCTGGCAATAGAATAATTATTGACAACCCCTAAAAAATAGTATAATATGAACTTTACTTACATGTGGAGTTGTGATGATATATATTGATCGAGCATACATTCAGAGATTATCCCCACAATTAGAAGGTTTCGTACAGAAGAAAAATAATCTGTACAACTTCCGTTGTCCTATCTGTGGCGATTCTCAGAAAAAAACCTACAAGATGCGTGGGTTTATTTACGAAAAAAAGAATAGTTTTAGATATATGTGTCATAATTGTGGCGCAAGTATGTCTTTTGCTAATTTCATAAAAGAACAAAATCATTCTTTATATGAAGAATATGTAATGGAAAAGTGGAAAGAAGGACAAAACAAATCTGGCCCTACTCAAAATCTTCAAAACACAGAAAAAGATGTTAAGTATGATTTTGACTTCAAGCCTAAATTTTCTACGAAATGTGTTTTTGAATATGGAGAGAAAATATCCGATTTGCATCCAACACACCCATCTAGAATGTATTGTGAGAAAAGAAAACTTCCAAAACTAGATGTATTGTATCATACACCAGATTTCAAATTTGTAGTAGATAAGGTGGCAAAAGGATATAATATTCCTAAAAATGAAAAAAGAATAGTCATTCCATTCTTTAATGAGAAATGTGAACTGATTGCCTTACAAGGAAGGAGTATGGACCCTAAAAATCCTATGCGATATATCACCATTAAGGTAAAAGATGTCCCAAAAGTATATGGATTGGATAGAATTGATCCAGCAAAAACTACATATGTAACAGAAGGCCCTTTTGATTCTCTTTTTCTTGATAACTGTCTTGCTATGGCAGGTAGTGATGTAGATAAAAAATATTTCAAATCATTTTCGGATATTGTTTTTATATACGATAATGAACCAAGAAACAAAGAGATAGTGAAGAAAATGGAACGGACTATTGACTCAGGATTTTCTATTTTTATATGGCCAAAAAATATTAAAGAAAAAGATATTAATGATGTAATATTGTCTGGAATGGACACTTTAGAATTACAATCACTTATAAGTATAAACACCTACAAAGACCTACAAGCAAAACTCACTTTTTCTGCTTGGAAAAAATGTTAATTACCACCAAAAAATATCAAAAAAGAGGATAAGCTATGTTGAAATTAGTCAATACACAAAAAGATTTGGATGCAAGAAAAATTATGTCTCAGGCAAAATTTTATGAGTCATATTCTAGATGGATGGAAGATGAAGGAAGATATGAATCTTGGGATGAATCTGTAAAACGTGTAATGGATATGCACAGAGCATATTACAGTGACAAAATTTCTCCAGAACTTAATCTATTAATTGATGAAGCAGAATCTCTTTATAAATTACAATACACATTAGGCGCACAAAGAGCGCTTCAGTTTGGTGGTGAACAACTTCTGAAACATCAAATGCGTATGTATAACTGCACTTCTTCTTATGCAGATCGTGCTGCGTATTTCCAAGAGTTGTTTTACATTCTTCTTTGTGGTGCTGGAGCAGGATTTTCTGTACAGAAACATCATGTCGCAAAACTACCTGCTATAGCAGAGAGAAAGAAACAAGCGAAAGGTTGGAAAGTAGAAGATTCTATAGAAGGCTGGGCAGATGCTCTAGGGGTGCTAATGTCCTCTTATTTTGTAGGTGGTGGAACTTTTCCAGATTTCGAAGGGCGTAGAGTATATTTTGACTTGTCAGAGATTAGACCTCAAGGTGCAGAGATTTCTGGTGGATTTAAGGCGCCAGGCCCAGAACCACTCAGGAAAGCATTAGATAAGATTGAACATCTTGTGCAATCTTTAATTCTCAGCGGCGAAACTACTCTCAGGCCAATTCATGTATATGATATTTCAATGCACGCTGCCGACGCGGTTCTGGCCGGTGGAGTTAGACGTTCTGCGACCATTGCATTGTTTTCGCATGATGATGAAGAGATGACCAAGGCTAAAACTGGAAATTGGTTTGTCGAAAATCCACAAAGAGGACGTAGCAACAATTCAGCAGTTTTAGTGAGAAGTGAAGTTACGAAAGAACAGTTTAAAGAATTGATGCAACCAATTAAAGAATTTGGTGAGCCTGGTTTTTATTTTGTAGACAATAAAGAACATACCACAAACCCATGTGTAGAAATTGGAATGTATCCTCAAATTGATGGAATATCTGGATGGCAGGGTTGTAATTTGACAGAAATCAATGGTGGCAAGTGTGTTTCCAAAGAAGAATTTTTTAAGGCGTGTCGTGCCGCCTCTATTCTTGGAACACTTCAAGCCGGTTACACAGATTTCAAATATATATCAGAAGATTCTAAAAGAATTTTTGAGAGAGAAGCCTTGTTGGGAGTTTCTATCACAGGATGGATGAACAATCCAGAGATTCTTTTAGATGCAGATATTCAACGAGAAGGAGCAGAAATTGTTAAAAGAGTTAATAAAGAAGTTGCTGCGCTTATTGGAATTAACCAAGCCGCGCGTACTACTTGTGTAAAACCATCTGGTAATGCATCTGTTCTTCTGCAAACTGCCTCTGGTATTCATGCAGAACATTCACCAAAGTATATTCGTCATGTACAGATGAATAAAGACGCTGAAGTTGCACAACTGATTGCACAGACAAATCCATACATGGTCGAAGAGTCTGTCTGGTCAAGTAGTAGAACTGATTACTGTATCGGTTTCCCTGTCATCTCTCCAAAAGGTTCTCTTTACAAAGAAGATCTATTTGGAACCGATTTGTTGAAAAAAGTTCAACTCGTTCAACAGAATTGGGTCGAAGCGGGAACTAATGTAGATTTGTGTGCAGACCCAACAGTTCGTCATAATGTTTCTAATACAGTAACTGTTGCATCGCATATGTGGAATGAGGTAGAAGATTTTCTTTATGAAAATAAAGACTACTTTGCTGGAGTTTCTTTCTTATCTGGCATGGGAGATAAGGATTTTCATCAAGCTCCAATGACAGAAGTATTAGATGAAACAGAAATTGTGAATAAGTACGGAAGAGGTGCAATGTTTGCTGCTGGATTGATTGTTGATACTAGAAAAGGGTTTAACAATCTATGGGAAGCATGTTCAATTGCACAAATGCCAATTGAACACCAAGGAGAGATTTCTGATCTTCGAGCTGAATGGATTCGTAGGTTTAAGAAATTTGCCGATAATTACTTTTATGGTGATATGAAAGATGCAGAATATTGTTTGAAGGATGTTTTCTTGTTGCATAAATGGACAAAAATTCAACAGAATTTGACACATATAGATTTTAATACGCAACTCGAAACTAAAAAATTCACAGACATTGATACTATGGGCGCGATTGCGTGTCAAGGTGGTGCCTGTGAAATAACCTTTTGAAAAAATACATAATTCTAAATAATAAAATATTTCAAAAGGGAGTAGTAAATGGAGCATATTGGATGTACAGAATGTGCAGCGGAATTTTCCGTAGAAACTCATAATGAAGAAGTTGTAAGGTTTTGTCCCATCTGTGGAGAGGCTCTTGAAGATTGTATAAATATAATCAAAGAGTTCGACATGGAAGAGGATGAAGAGTGGTTAGAAGAATAGGTGGTATTGATTACAGCTTAACTTGCCCATCAGTGTGCATATATACAGGAGAGAAAGAAGATTTTAGTTTTGAAAAATGCTTAATCTTCTTTCTTTCAAATACAAAAAAATACGAAGATTTTCAATATAAAAATATTGAAGGTTCGCAACAAATTCAAAATTGGCAGACAGCAGAGGAAAGATATGATTTTATCTCAGACTGGGCCTTAGACATTTTCATACATCATAATATCGAAGAAATAGTCTTAGAGGACTATAGTTACGGATCGAAAGGAAAAGTGTTTCATATTGCCGAAAACACTGGAATTTTGAAGTGGAAACTGTGGAATTCAGAACTAGAATATCATGTAGTGCCTCCGACAGTGATAAAGAAGTTTGCCACTGGTAAAGGTAATGCTAATAAAGAAATGATGTACGAATCATTTTTAGAAGAAACTAATGTAAATTTGAACGAAAGTTTAGAAATAAAATCAGAAAAAATAGGAAACCCTGTTTCAGATATTGTAGATTCTTATTATATTTGTAAATTAGCCCTTGACTTATAGACCTATAGTTGTTATATTATATGTGTATTAACAAATGGTAAATTCAATGAACATTTTTGTACTAGATGAAAATCCAACTGTAGCCGCACAACTTCAATGCGACAAACATGTAGTAAAGATGATTGTCGAATCGGCACAAATGCTTTCTACGGCGCATAGAATGTTGGATGGTAAATATGAGAAACGACCATCTATCTCAGGAAAACGCATGGTCGACTATTGGGTTCATCCTAACCCAAACCTAGAGAAAACTCTTTACAAGGCTGTACACTTCACTCATCCCTGCACAGAGTGGACCACCGAGTCTCTTGCAAATTATATCTGGCATTACAACCATTGGGTGGCTCTATGTGACGAATACACATACAGATATGGAAAAATACATTCTACCGATGAATTATTGCGAGAGGTTTTGATCACACCTCCAATAAACATTGCAGAAGATGGACTCACTCCATTCAAACTTGCAATGAAAGATTCTCCTCAATGTCAATTTCCAGATGATCCTGTAAAGTCTTATCAGTTATTTTACCAAACAAAGCAAGAAAGGTTCAATATGGTATGGAGTAAACGGAACATTCCAGAATGGTTTCAAAAAACTCCTTGACAGACTAGAATGAAATATGTTATAAGTAATAGTATGTAAAACAAAATAGAGACAAAATTATGATTTTGATAGATCTAAGTCAAGTTATCATTTCTAATCTCATGACTCAGGTAGGCCCCAATACTGAAGATATTGATGATGGCTTGATTCGACACATGATACTGAATAGTATTCTAAGAATTAAGAAAAAGTTTTCAGCAGAGTATGGAAATATCGTAATCTGTTGTGATAACAAAAATTATTGGAGAAAGGACATTTATCCATACTATAAATTCTCTCGCAAAAAAGAGAGAGAAGATTCTGGTATTGATTGGAGTCTTATCTTCAACACAATGAATGAAGTAAAGACAGACCTCAAGGAAGTCTTTCCTTACAAAATCATTGAACATGACCGTGTTGAAGCGGATGATATTATTGCAACCTTGACTCAGGCTTTTGCTCCTTATGAGAAAATCTTGATTATGTCTAGTGATAAAGACTTCAAACAACTGCAAAAATATCCCAATGTTTCTCAATATAGTCCTATGCAAAAAAGATATCTCGTAGAGAAAAATCCTCAAAGATATTTAAGAGAACATATTATTCGTGGTGATAAATCAGATGGAATACCTAACTTTTTGAGTGATGATGAAGTTTTTATAGAAAATCGTAGACAAAAACCCATCACAAAGAAAAACTTAGGAGATTGGCTTGATATGAGTCGTTGTCCAGAAGATTTCTGTGATGCAAATATGTTGAAACGATGGAAGAGAAACGAAGCACTTGTTGATCTTACATTGGTTCCAGAAGATATCAGAACTAAAATACTTGAAAAATTTGAAAATGAACCAGAAGGAGATATGAAAAAGGTATTCAATTATTTTATCAAGAACCGTATGATGATGTTGATGGAAGAAATTGACGGATTCAAAGAAAGTAAATATAAAACCTATCATGAAGAAGATGTTATGAGGACAGCATGAAAGAGAAATCCAAAAATTACAAGTGTTACTCAAAGGTAACACCAATCGTCTTTGAAAACCATTGTTATGGTTTTGAAGTAAAGGTAACTGAGGTGAACAGTAAATGGTCAAGAGATGGTCGTTCAATTGTAACCAAAAAGTTTTTTATCGATGAAACTAAAGCCACAGAGTTTGCAGAAAGCGTTAGAGTGTAATCAACGATTCCGTGGCGGAAATAGAGGAAAAAATGAAAAGATTATTCGCTATATTAACAATGTCAATCCTATCAACAGCTGCATATGCTCAGAGTTATGCAGAAGGAACGATTGTTGATGTACAAACAATCTATGGTTCTAATTCTTATAATGTTCCAAAAAGAATTTGTAGTGATGTAGATGTTCCTGTTTATCGAAATGGCAATAATTCAAATAATATTATCACTGGTGCTATTATTGGTGGTGTTATTGGACATCAATTTGGTAAGGGGGATCAGAGAAAAGATAATAGAAATGCTGGTGCAATTATTGGTGGATTGATTGGAAGTCAAAATCAGAATGGAAATGTTGTGCAATATCGCAGAGAAACGCAATGTAGAACTGAGTATCAGCGTCAAGAAGAAAGTTTTATTTCACATTATGTTGTTGTAATTAATGTGCATGGTAACACTATTCGTCAACAAACAGGAATTGCATATAATGTAGGAGATACGGTAAGATTGAGAGTTTCTTATTCTCTAAATTAATTGAAAAAAACTTAGCTCGGGCCCTTGACTTTTGGGCCCGAATCACTTATATTATATATGTAAGTTAAGAAAAAGAGAGAAACAATATGATGAATACCGCCCTTGAAAATCTTCTTGAAAACATCAAAACTGACTATTACAACTGGACAAGTCGTAATGGTACTAAAGAGTTGACTCATATCAATCTAGATATGATTGAAGAATTCAACAACGGATTGTCATGGACAGTTGGTAGTAAATATATCAAAATTATCTCAAACGGTGGTGTCTGGGGATTTGTTGTCAACACTGAAAATGACAAAAAATTCCGCATGGGTGATATCTTGAAAGCTGCTGGTTGGAACGCTCCTGCTCGAAATGCGGCGCGTGGAAATGTCTTTGAAGATTATGATATTCGGTGGACTGGACCTAACTACTTGATATAGGAGTTACTATGGAAGATATGATTGTAAGTTCTCTAGGCTATACAAAAGCGCAACTCACTGTTGCGTTTGACAAACTTACAGAAGGAATGGATAACTGGAAAATGCCAATCAGTTCTACCATTCATATTTCTGATTGGAATGTGATGTGTGAAGCATGTGCGTTTTTCACAGGTTCCGAACTTTATCAAACATACGACAATGGTGATGGGACCATGAATGTAAAAGCGGAGGGCTATTATAACGCAATTGGCCCTTGACAATTCAAACCGAATCGGTTATATTATACCCCTAACAAAAAGAGATGATCCCATGCAACTAACATCTGAACAAATATACAATGTGGCAAACTCAGCCGTAATTCAAAACTACATTCAAGAAAATCTTTATGATCCTTGGATAGATACTCCATTTGAGGGATATCGCTATATGGATAGTAAACAAAAAGGGGCGCTGGGCGAAATATATGTCAGCCTTCTTTTTGAGGCTTGTGGATATGATGTGGAATTTGCTGAAACTTCTACGGCTGGTCACGATAGAGTTATAAACGGAATTCGCACTGAGATTAAATTTTCTCTTGCACACACCAACAACAAAAAAAGAATTCTAAAAGAAGATTGTTTTACTATGAATCATGTTGCTGTCGGTAAAGACTGGGAACGATTGATCTTCCTTGCGATTAACGGTGATCCCAACAAAGTTCGCGCCATGTATATGACGAAGAAAGAATTCAAGCAGGCACTTGATACTAGTGAATATTTCTCTCATCAACAAGGTGGCAAGAGCGGTGACAATGATGATTATATGATTGCATCTGGTAAAATCGTAAAACTAATGAACTCTGGATATATGAAGTCTCTTAGCGAATGGTAAAACTAGACTTATATAATGGTGATTGTTTGGAAATCATGAAGACTATTGAAGACAATAGTGTTGACATGATTATGGCCGATCTACCATATGGCACCACAGCATGTAAATGGGATTCAATCATACCACTTGATGTGCTGTGGGAGCAATACAATCGTATTTGTAAGAAGAATGCTGCCATGGTGTTTACAGCAGCACAGCCTTTTACTACGATTCTTGCTGCCTCTAATATTAAGAATCTTCGTTATGAATGGATATGGGAGAAGCCTCAGGGTACTAATCCTATGAATGCAAAGATTATGCCTCTTAAATCGCATGAGAATATTCTTGTATTCTACAGAGAGAAGCCTACATATAATCCACAAATGTGGTATAGCACTCCATATTCTGGTTATAAGAGTGATACTGCAACGATTGGTGAGGTTTATGGTAATGCAAAATCAAAGCATCGTGATAATCCAGATGGATCACGATATCCCAAAACAATCATCAAACATAAACAAGAGAAAGGATTTCATCCAACTCAAAAGCCAGTTGGTCTTATGGAATATCTGATCAAGACTTATACAAATGAAGGAGATGTTGTTTTAGATAATACTATGGGGTCTGGTACAACTGGTGTTGCTGCGCAAAACCTTTGTCGTGGGTTTATTGGGATTGAAATGGACGAAAATTATTTCAACATCGCCAAAGAAAGAATTGAAAATAATTCTAATCTTTCTCGCTTTTTGTCTTGACAATTCAAACCGAATCAGTTATATTAATAATGTAATAAGAAAGACTGTTAATGATTGCTAAAAAAGAAAAAACAATACTAGTAGACTGCGATGGCGTTCTCCTTGATTGGGAGTACGCCTTTGATTGTTGGATGACTCGGCATGGATATGAAGTTGTCCAAGAAGGCGAATACAAAATGGATTTGAAATATGGACTTGCACGGGCCGAAGCAAAACGGCTGGTACGAATGTTCAATGAATCTGCTTGGATTCGGAAATTGCCTCCTTTACGGGATGCGATCAAATATGTGAAAAAACTTCATGAAGAACATGGTTATATTTTCCACGCAATTACTAGTTTGAGTAACGATCAATATAGTCAACATCTTCGGACTAAAAACCTTCGGGAGTTGTTTGGAGATAGTGTCTTTGAACGGTATGTCTATCTTGACACTGGTGCTGACAAAGACGAAGCTCTTTTGGAATACTCTGGTTGTGGATGTTTTTGGGTTGAAGATAAACCTGAGAACGCAGACCTTGGTTTGCGGATGGGTTTAGAAAGTCTTTTGGTTGCTCATGAACATAACTCTGGATACACTGGTAGTGCTCTTCGGGTTCAAAACTGGAAAGAAATCTATGGATTGATTACCGATTAACTCATTTCATATAACCAAATTTTTCCAACCCCTGTTACAATAAATCTTGTTGTTCCAGGCAGTACGTGAATACCTGTGGCGAGATATCCAATGCCGGTATTTGTTATTGAAGATATTACCGAATCCCACGTATTGTTTGAATAATTATAATTCCTAAGATTAATACTATCGTGGTCGGTATAAAGAAGTGTCAATTTTTGGTTTGTACTATCGTGAGAAATACAGGTAGCTGTAGTACATTCAAGAAGTCCTGTGTCTACTAACCCACTATCTCCTGAGTTCGCACTAAATCCTGCTGATTTCGACCCACCATAAGTAGCAGCATCAATGTTTGCTGACATATCTCTATAAAAAAGTTTATATTTTTCTGATGTTGCACTACCCGAATCCACTTCATTTGTAGTTACTATAAATGAATGAGGCCATTGGGAGTGTACTGATCTTGATAAATCCCAAGAATTCGCAAAATCCTGACTAGTTCCACTTACTGTATTGAATTCACTCGTATAGGCGAAGTGTTGGTCTATTAAATTTCTGTCTAGAGAATTGAAAGTATCAGTCGAAGATTGTTGATCATAATTGTCTACAACCCAGTGGCCAGTTCCGGCTGAAATATCCCAATCAAAAACTTCAATTTTGTGTCCTCTATATGTACCAGCGCTATGATGTTGATAAAATGACAGATAGTATGAACGTAATATATCACTTCCGCCAACACTGAGTTGATGTTGTGCTAATAATTGTCCACGTTTAGTGCTATGTGTTGGATGAGTATTATGATTTCTATCCCCAGAAGGCAAATTCGGTTGTTGTTTTGGGTGGTTACTTGATACAAACTTAAAATAAGTATCTGAAGTCACAGCCGATGTGTAGTACGTAGCATCATTGATGTATGATTCATTAAATTTTTTCATATAAAATTCTGTCGGCTGACCGCCACTATTGTAAGAGGTTCCTGGCACAACATTTAGATTGGACGAACGGGTTCCTGACTGATCTTTACCAACAAGTCCAATAACGTATTGAGAAGTATCCGGCGCCCCCATATATCTTGTAGTACCTTGGTCGGGTGACGCAAGTGAACCATATGCAGTTGCGTGTGATTTATGACCTAAAGTTTCTGTACCACTCACCCAAATTATATGTTGGGGTGTACTATCGGGTGAAAACGAGGATCCGCTGTCTCCTATCATCATTGCATGATAGCCATATGGTTTAGTACCACCACTATCTGTGACTTTACCTATACCTATTGTGCCATGTGTGTTAATTGACCAACCACCAGAGGCAGTTGGTGTATAATTACTGTTAGTTGGAGCTTCTGTGATTTGTGCAGCCCCCGTTACTGCCCCCCAATCAACCGTTGGATAGAATATTGAAGGTTCGCCTGCGCTTCTATTTGAGTAACCACTAGTAATTACACGAGCTCTTGCTTCCTCTATTCTAGTAGGATATGCCAACAATCCAGAAGTTCTCATTCCACCACCACTATTAGTATATTCGTTGGTGACTTGAGAGGTTCCTTTTACGGCAACTAGAGAAAGAGATGAAACTGACTGTAATAAATCATAACTGGATTGTCCATATGAAGTGAATTCTAAACTCGCAAATGCAAGCGAGAAGTTTGCAGTTTTATTTACTGTATTGACACCTTCTGTCGCAGAAAATGTTAAATCGAAAGTACCTTCGTCCGCTGGGTCATTTGTGCCTGGAGTAACTGTGAATTGATTTGTATTTGCACCAGTTCCTTGTTGAACTGTCGCAGTAGTACCAAGAGAACCAGATGTGACTGCATAACTCCAAGTTAAAGGTATTCCTTCTGGGTCTGAAGAAACGGCAGTAACAACTGTAGGTGTTCCATCTACAGCAAGATCGTATGTTGCATCCACTCCAGTAATAGCTGTGGGACTTTCATTTACTAATGCAACACTATACCAACCATTTCCATCATGGATATAAAAATGTCGTGTACTAGATACAAATGCCATGTCGCCAGTTGTATTTCCAGTTGAAGGCAAATTACTTATCGTTGCATAAACAGTTACGCCTCCGCCACCAATTTCACTAGTGGTGCCAGAAGAATCAATCTGGGTGTCCAGTGAACCACCTTCGGACATCAATTGTGATAATTTTCTTGCTCTAGATGCAGGCATTAGATAAGACCTTTTTCTTTTAGTTTCTCTCTATTTATGAGATGCAATTCTACTAATTCTTCTTTACTTTGGCCTTTATATGGGACAGCATGATGATTTTCTAACATTAGTGAAGTAATACTTCTTCGTGAAAAGTTATTTTTAGAGTCTTTGTATTCAATTTCAAAATCTCCAAGAATTCTTCCAAATTTTCCTGTCTTGTCTTTTTGTGTTTTGATAGTTTGAATGGAACCAATTGGAAGCAATTCTTTTAGATATTCTTTTGCGGCCAGTCCATAAACTTTTTCTTCTTCGTTTTTCGTTCTGGATTCTGGTGTATCAATACCCATAATACGCACTCTTTCTCTATGCATCCAAATTCCGAATCCTAAATCAATGTCCACGTCTACTGTATCACCATCCACAATTCTTAAAATTTTACAATTATACTCATATGCCATTATATTATCCTTTAAACGGTGCTGTTGGTATGTTTGTAGTTTCATCTTCTGCACTGTATCTTGCATAATTACTTATTCTTAGATCTTGAACATAACCATGATAAGGCCAATTAATACCTGTAGCACTAGAGTATTCACCTCCAATTATTATATGGTCTTTATCATAAGTAGTTGTTTTAGTACCAGATTGAGTGCTTCGTACACCATCAATCCAAGCTCTAAAAACATTACTAGAATCTCTACACACCGCTATATGATACCAAGTTCCTGTGCTCATAGCACCTGCTGCTCTAGAGAAGTTTATGTATCCACTATCATATATATCTACTCCAGTTCCGTTTGAATTAATTCTCATTTCAAGTTGATAATTTTCTAAACACCAAACATATCCAGAATTGAACGTACTTGTATTAACCCAGCATTCTATTGTCAATTCGCCTGGAAGATAAATTTGGCTGTAGTGTCTTATATGATTAGGATTTGAGCCGGGGAAATACATTGATTTTGTATTAGCAAACTTAGCTTCAGCTGATGAACCTGTTGCAGTGCCAAAAACTTTCATATTGCCTGTTTGAGCTTTATCTATAACAGATGCGTCTGTGCCTTTAACATGTAATACAGAATTTGTAGTGCTCTGTGGTGCTGTAGGTACAGTAATAGTAGAAGCTGTAGCATCAAACTGACTCGTGCCGACCTCATACTTAAAATCTGCAATAGTTCCCATTGCTGAATTCATTGCGGTGCCTGTTGATTCTCCAGCATAACCTACATAAAAATTAGCTAAACCAGACGCTGATATATTAATATTAGAAGTTGTTGTATTACATCTTTTTCCGTTTAAATAGTAAGATAAAGAGCCTCCGCTTCTACAGAACGCAATGTGATTCCAAGCATTAACCTGAACAGTGCTGTTTGTTTTTCCAGAAGCCATATCTGCATAATTTGGATATCCCCATCTTACATCTAATTGACTACCACTTTGATATAATATGTCCCAGCCAGGACAGTTTGTCGGATATGAAACATAATTAGCATCTCCGACAAGTTGTCTAGTAGTGCCTGGAGATGTTGTTGGATAATACCAAAATGAAACACAGAATGGATCTGTGCCTGATGGTTTTAGTGTGCTGGAATGTGGAACAGAAAGATAATCATTGTCATTGGGCATGGAGACAGACCCACCGTGATCGCTTGCTGAGTATTCTAAGTTGTCGTAAGGGCCGAATGGTTTTGTTGAAGTATTGCCGTTTACTGTGATTGAGAGAGCGCTAGAAGAACCATCTGCTATATATGGAAGGTGGCAAGCAAGAAGTTGTGTATTTGTAATTGCAGTTAAGTGTGCGGTTGGTGGAGTGAACGCAGCAGAATATACAGCGGCACCTTTAACAAATCTAAAATCAGCAATATAACCAGTGAAATGTCTATTTACGGTAGTATTTGAAGAAGCCCCAATACGGATATTACTACCTCCTGTGGTAGATGCAGTTATTGAGGATGTGTAATTCTGAACACCATCAACATAAGCTGTAACTGTTGTTCCACTGTTCGTAATTACCCAAGCAAGATGATGCCAATTACCATCATTTATTGTACTAACTCCTGTATTGGGTGGATTATTAATCCAACCGGCTGAGTTTGAATAAAAAACTTGATAGCCGTTGTATAATCCAACTTCCATTCCGTTGTAGGGAGAAGATGGATCAAAATTACTAAATATTGCAACGTGTCCAGTTACTGTCGTATTTACCCACGCTTCGATTGTTGTGTTTGATGTTTCGGGGAGAAGGTTAGTTGCTGTGGCAGATAGCTGTAAATAATCTGATCCATCGAAGTAAGTGCTATATCCACCATGCCGATATGGACTAAACGTACCTGCATGAGCATCGCCGTTTGCTGTGATTGTATGGTTGTTAACTGAACTATCGGTTATATTGTTGTTGTCTGATGTATCTACTGCTGTTGCTAAAAGAGTTGTATAATTACTGTTTGCAATAAAAAATTCCAGAGTGATTGATGTATTTGCATTCACTGCTCCACTAACACCATCAGTTGCATTAATTGTAAGAGTAAATGTTCCGAAATTAGCTTCATCGGTGCTAGGTGTAATAGTAAATACATTATCCGTTTGACTTATCGTAGCAATACTACCAAGTCCAGATGTTGAATAACTCCATGTCAAAGGGAATCCTTCAGGGTCTGTAGAAACCCCTGTGATTACAGTAGGTGTTCCATCTATAGCAAGCGAATAAGTTCCATCTACTCCAGTGATTGCACTTGGAGAATCGTTTTGAACAGTTGCCACTTTATACCAACCAGTACCAGAATAGATATAAAGATTATTGTTTGCTTGAACGAATACTTGGTCACCATCAGTCATTCCAGTTTTTGCAATCAGTGCAGCCATATCTGCAACAGTCGAAACTGATGAACTGCCAGCCGCCGCGGCCCTCCATACTGTTTTTGTTGCATTGTATGTATATGTAACACCATTCGCTACATGCGTATCACCGTCTACTGGACTATTTGGAAAATTTACTGCTGCCATGTTACGCTCCCAATTCCAATGCAATAATTGTACTGATATATCTTCCACCAGTAGCATTATCCTGATCGTTGTTTGATCTATTAAGATGAAATGCGAAATTATTATCGTTATTTACATATAATTGATATATAACCTCAGATGTAGTTGCTGGTTCATCGATAAACTGTAAAATAAATGAATTTGCTTGATTTGCATCAGAAGCAAGAGCTAAAGGAATAGATGTCCTTTGCCGAGACCCTGCCGCATCACCTATGAATATATCTTGATATGCGCCACCATCAATACTTCTTTTAAACCACGCTTTATATGTTGTTCCTTGTGTTCCATATGAGATTTGTGCAGTGAGATAAATTTTATTTGATGCAGAACTTGGTGTTATTGTAACAGACATACCAGTTACTGCCATTTCTGTTCCGTTTGCAGTTCCAACAAATGTATCAGTTTTTGATGTAAATTGAGACTGTATGATACCGCTTGCCCCATCTGCTCCATCCGCGCCTGCTGTTCCATCTGCTCCATCTGTTCCCGCTGGACCTGCTGGGCCCTGTGAATTATTTGAGATTACCCATTGAGAACTTGTTCCATCATTATAATATACATATGTTTCCAGAACACTTGGATCAAACCACATATCACCTTCTTTTGGATTTGTCGGCGCAGTTTCAGATACGGTATATAGAGAACCACTAGCATCCCACGCTCCAGATGTAGAGTCGAATGTGTAGGTTGTGTTTCCTACTAGTATAGTGTCTCCGTTATTTGGATTGCTTGGAAAATTGATTGCCATTTACTTTAGTTCCTTAAAATGTAATAGATCCTGATTGAGTAAATTGATATATATTATATGATCCGTCCGTAGTAATTGTTGGAGAGCCTGTAGTTGAGGTGGCGGTGTCAATTGAGCGAATGATTACAATACCATCTGCACCCGCTGTTGGCGTTCCGTGATTTGGCACCGCGCCGCCACCAGAGCCACCACCCCCCGAACCCGTATTTGGCGTGGGGCTACCCGCTGCACCCGTTCCGGCACCACCGTTTCCTCCAACACCAGATCCACCAGCTGCGTTGCCGGCCGTGTTGTATGTGCCACCGCCGCCACCCCCAGCATAGTAAAGTGCGGTTCCAGTTATACTATTTTGAAGACCTGCGCCTCCAGCACCTCCGATACTGCCAGCATTTGCACCAGCCCCGCCAGCGCCACCACCACCACCAGCATGGTATGGAGCGGATGTATGGCCTACGCCGCCATCGTTACCCTGTCCAACTGTGCCTGTTCCCGCTGTTACTCCATTATGTCCACCCCCGCCGCCAGATCCACCATCCAGAGCGGCGCCGGTTGTCCCTCCCCCACCACCACCAATAGCTGTTATTGTATTGAATGCTGTGCCGGAAATAGAACTATCGAGGCCGTTTGAACCTGGCGCTGATTGACCATTCCCGGCCGCCCCACCAGTTCCAACAACAATATTGTATGTAGTACCAATATTTAATGTTTGATTTGTAGAATAGATATAGCCGCCAGCACCGCCACCGCCGCCGTGACGCATACCTCCACCACCACCACCACCGACTACTAGATAATCAACGGTACTAATAAATGCCAATGAAAGAGTGCAAAATCGGGTTGTGGTTTTTGCGCCATCACTGGCACTTAATCTGACCTTTACGCTTCCAGCATCAGCAATATTTGTAGATGGAGTAAAAGTATATACTCCATTTGAATCTACAGATGCGGCACTCGACAGTAAGCTTGGCAAAGTATTGTTTGTTGTTCCATAAACAATACCATATGATATATCAAATCCTTCTGGGTCTTCCGCAACCATTGTAACTGTACTTGTGGTTCCATTACTATTAAGAGTGTGTGTTGTTGGTGGTTCAGTAATAATTATAGGACTTTCATCATTTCCAGAAGATATTCTATCCCATTCGGTTCCATCCCATACATATAATGCTTTGGTATCTTGTGCAAATGCGAAGTCACCTTCTGTAGTTCCATTTGCAAATGCAGCAAAGTTTGCATATGCAGTGACTGAAGAACCAGCTGCTCCCGCAGCCCCATCTGCACCATCCACTCCAAGAGGATTTGTTGCAACCCATTGTGCGCTTGAACCATCATCATAGTATACATATGTTTTTAAGTTTGCAGAATTGAACCACAAATCTCCGCTAGATGCGCCGCTTGGTGCTGTATCAGAGACACTATGTCTTGTTAGATTTGATGCTGTCGGTTGATGAAAGACAATATCAACTTCATCTGATAGTGACAATGCAGTATCAAAAGTGATAGAGGTTCCGCTTGTAGCTGTCACATCTTGTGGGTTTAACATAACACCATTTACTGACACAATAACTGCTGCGGCCGGATCGTAGTTTACATTATGAACTGTTTGTCCTGCCGTTGCAACAAATGTGGAACGAGAAGTAGAGGCAACAATCTGCTCTTGTTTTTTGACTAGCCAATAACCTCTTGTGGAGTCAAAAACAAAGATTTGTCCATTTTCTGTATGAGTTTGTCCATTCACAGGACTTGCTGGAAATGATATGGCCATGACTTACCTTTTATAATGCATTCGTTCTATTTATATAAATAAAACATACTATAATTTTTAGTGGAGAACTAAATGATACTATCTGTAACTTTATTATTGGTCGCGATTGCATTATCTGTAGTCGCTGCATATTACTCCATTGCTGGATTGATTACAATCTTTGCAGCGGCAGTAATGCCAGTAATTGTTATGGCTTCTGTTTTAGAAGTTGCCAAGGTTTTAACGGCTGCTTGGTTGTCGCATAATTGGAAAAGAGTTAACTTTTTTCTAAAATCATACTTGACTCTTGCAGTTATTGTACTTATGTTTATAACCAGTTTAGGTATATTTGGATTTCTATCAAAGGCACATATTGAACAAACTGCTGGAAATAGAGAAAATGTTGCTCAAATTGAGATTGTAGAAAAGAATATTGCAAGATTAGAAGAGTCTATTAATGAGTATGAACTTCAAATTGAAAAGATAGAAAATTCTGATATGAATAAGAATGCTGAAATCAATTCTGAAATATCAAAAGAAGAGAGCAGAGTCGAATCTGCAATTCGAAACTATCAATTATTAGTTGATGAACAAAATGAAATAATCTCATCCGCAAGTAAAAAACTAGAACTGATTGAAAAGTATATTGAAGAGAATGATATTGTTTCTTTGCAGGCGCTTGTTGGTACAACTCCAGACGGAAGATATGGACCAAATACTGCATCAAAAGTAAATGACTTTAGAGAGAAAGAAGAGGATCGTGTAGATACAATAATTTCATCTGCAAGAATTCGTATTAATGATTTGAGAGATTTGCAAGCAGCAGAAAGAACTCAAAGTAATGAGTTAATTGATAGACTTCGTAGTAAAATAAAACTGGATGAATTGGATGAAAAAGATCGTGAAAGAATTGAAAATTTAAAGCAAAAAATTATTGACACAGAGAATGATTTGGGTGTATTAAGGAATGATAAATTTGAATTCGAAAAGGAAGTAAGAAAAATAGAAGCCGAAGTGGGACCAGTAAAATATGTCGCAGAAGTACTTTATGATAATGTAGATGAAGATATACTTGAGGATGCTGTCAGATTTGTGATTTTATGTTTAATTTTTGTTTTTGACCCACTTGCAATTCTTTTGGTTATTGCTAGCACATCATCAATAGTATATTATAGAGAAATTAAAAAGGGAACAAATCTTACACATTTATCCGAAAAGGATTTTGAACAAGAAAGTGTTATTCCGCCACTTGGAATGGATATGTTAAAACCTAGAACGGAAGAAATAAAAAAAAAGCCTAACTTCAACGATCCGATTGAGAGATGGACAGAAGAGAGACTTGAAGACCACATTAGATTAGAATAGGAGATTGACTTGAAAGTTAAATTGATTAGTTACACTAAATCAGCAGAAGATTTGAGTGAAGAGGGAGTAGAAACTTTACAAGACTTGGTTGCATATTGTGCAAAAGTTTCAAACCCATCAAATCAAATAAACAAGAAAACAAGCGATAAATTGATAAAATATCTTATCAAACATGCCCATTGGTCTCCATTAGAAATGGTGGATGTGACTTTGGAAATTGAAACAACAAGAGATATTGCTCATCAAATTGTTCGCCATCGTAGTTTTTCTTTTCAAGAGTTTTCGCAGAGATATGCAGAACCAAAAGAGATGGGCGAGTGGTTTGTAAAAAGAGAATGTAGACTTCAAGATACAAAAAACAGACAAAACAGCATTGAAATTGAAAATGATCCGAGTTTAGTAGAAAACAGAGAACATCAAGATTTGATTGCAGAATGGGGTCGTAGACAATCGGGCGTAATTGAAACTGCAAGAAAGGCCTATGAGTGGGCAATTGAAAATGGAATTGCAAAAGAACAAGCTAGAGTTTTGCTTCCAGAAGGACTTACAAAAACAAGACTATATATGAAAGGAAGTTTGCGTAGTTGGCTACATTATATTGCTCTTAGAGGAGCAAACGGCACGCAAAAAGAGCATATGATAATAGCAAAACAATGTGCAGAAATCATTAGCGACATATTTCCCATGATTTGGGATCTCAATAATATAAATAGATAGAAAGCGATTGATATCGAGGTGAATATTTTTCTCATGTTTTAATATAATTTTTTATTATAAAAAAATAATTAGGAGAAAAATATGATTGACCCGATTACAGCAATTGGGGCAGCAACGGCTGCGTTCAATGGAGTTAAAAAGTTAGTCCATGCCGGAAGAGAGATAGAAGATGTTGTCGGTCAATTGGGCAAATGGTATGGGGCTGCAGCAGATTTAGGGCGTGCTGAAACGCAAAGAAAAAATCCACCAATATTTACTAAGCTTTTTAGTAGCGGTTCTGTTGAACAGGAAGCTTTAGAGATTCTTGTTCATAAGAAAAAATTACAAGAACAAGAGAAACAACTAGAAGAGATGTTAAATATTCGGTTTGGTTTTGGAACTTGGCGCGAAATGATTGAACTTCGTAGAAAAATTCGCAAAGAAAGAGAAGAAACAGTTTATAGGCAACAAGAAAGACGCAGAGCATTTTTAGAAGGAATTGCTGTTATTTTTCTTACAGTATTTCTATTTGGACTTATTGTGTTTATTATTTGGTTTCTTGGCACAGGAGCCAACTGGTGGTAAATGACACATGTATTTTTATTAGTTGTTATACTTGGATCAAAAACTATTAGCCAAGACATGTATTTTTGGGATATAAACCGTTGTAATTATTTTGCATCGCAGATTGTAAAAAGATACGGAAACTATAGATATTATCGTAGTGTTCCAGAAGAACATCGTGCAACAGCATATTGCAAACCAGTTCTAACTGATCCTAAAAAAATCAAAATATATGAATAATTAGACCAAGAAATACTAACTAATTGCTTTATAAACATGAAATGAACCTTTATGACTAAAGGACTGACCAGAGTGTGCAGTAGCCAAATATTCTCCAACTATGATGTGGTAGCCGTCCGCTGATATACCAATATCGGTTCCAAAATCTTCTTGGCTACTTGTTGGGTTTGGTTCTAAAACTTCTTTCCATTCCCAGTTACCGCTTGTAGTATTTTTTCTAAAAATGTAAACAGAGCCCATTCGACTAAGATAGCTAGCATAATATGACATTGCTGATGCTACTATTGTTTTGCCATCGCCATTAATTCCTACTGCTCTACCAAAGTAATATGAGTTGCCCCATGTTCCTTTTTCAGAGCTTGTTAGTTGAGACCAGCTGATAGTTTGTGTCGGTGTCATTGATTGTGAAGATGGAAGGGTTGTTATATCAAAAATGTTTATCTTACCATTGGTTGCAGCATTTGCTCCACCGGCGACAATAGTGTTTCCATCTGCGGAAATAGAGACATCCGCACCGTTCCACTCACCACTTTCTTGAAAATATTTAATTTGTGATGATGTATTAGACCAATTGGTTGAAGTATCAGGACGAGTTATTAAGTAAACCCTAGATTGTGTACTATTGTTGTAACTAGGACAACCTACCACTAATCGTGTGCCGATTTCATTCATTTCCATTGCACCTCTATAGTTAGATTTAGTGCCTCGTCCTCTTCCTAGATATGAGTTTGTGGAATTTAAACTGCTTATGTCGGTCATATTAAATGATTCAGTAAAGGTTGTATTTTTATCTGCTCTTGAGTAAAATTTTATTCCGCCTCTATTACTGTACCAAGTAGGTCTGGCAGCTGCTAATACTAATCCGTCACCTGAAATAGCAATAGAAAAGCCGAACTGCCCGCCGTCAGAAATAGTTTGATCTAGTGTCCAAGATGTTCCAGATCTTTTATAAATTTTTACTTCATTTCTGCCTGGGTCACCAATAGCTACTGTAACACCTTCGTCGTCGATGGCTAAATCGGTTCCAAAATCCCCACTTTGGCTAGTAAATTCTGCTTGCTTGGCCCAGCTACCGTTTCCTGTTGAATCATGCCATATTTGCACCCATTCCGTAGTGTTCTGATCATGGCCTGTTGAGATTACGGCGTAGGTGCCGTCTTTATTTATTTCAGTCATAGATCCCCATTCTCTATTACTTTGATAATAGGGCATACTTTGAAGGTTATCAGCAGTTTTAGCATATGAATCCCACTCAGGGCTAGGAGCTACAAAAATCAAACTAAACACACTCGAAGCGGTTTCTTGATTTTCTCCATTGGACGCAATAAACGAAATTGTGAACTCCCCCGCATCCGCATTGTTTGTTGATGGAGTAATTGTAAATACATTACCTACATTAGTGATTGTGGTTTCGCCTAAGGTTCCGGCAGTAACTTGATGACTCCATTGCAAAGGAATTCCATCTGGGTCAGAACTTGAAAGTGTGATTGATAAAGGGGTTCCATCATTTGCAAGTTCATATGTTGCTGCATTTCCAGTAACTGCTGTGATTGGATTGCTTATCAATGCAATATTATACCAACCTGTTCCATTAAACAAATATAATTTATTGTTCTCTGCAACATATGCTTGTGTTCCAGTATTCACTCCAGATGTGGGTAATTGTGATAATAGATTATATGCGCTCATTGCTGGTGCTGAAGCTTGTTCTTGTGTTTCAATAGAATTATCAGAACTATCTAGAAACTGAATTGTGTTTCCAGCACCTCTTTTCATTTTAATAGGATTTCCTGTTCCATCATCAATAGTTACTTCTTTTGCTTTGATAGTTCTTGGATTTCCAGAAGTATCTCTGATATCAATACCAGTACCATCATCGGATATTTTACTGTCTCCGATAACAGCAGTATTTCCACTCAGATACAAATCTTTGAATCTATTTGTAGATGAACCTAAATCGTGTACAATATTTTGATCTGGTATCAAATCTCCAGTGATTGTGGAAAGAGTTGTGACTGTGATTGATGCAGGGTTTAGAACTTGTTTGATTGCTCCTGCAAGTCTTGCGACATCATCAGCTGATGCAGAACCAACCAACGCATTTGCTCTTGCATTGATTGCATCTTCTAAAGACTTGTCTTCTCCAAGATTTAATGCCTTTACTGCTCTCGCAAGAGAAACTAACTCTGCAACATTTGCAGTTGGAATTCCATTCTCAATTTTTGTTTTGAGTGCTGCAATTGATGTGGATAGATCGCTGTCTGCCATGAGATTTCCTTATACTGTTGTTTCGCCTGCTGTCGAAGATGCCTGATCTACATTGGTTGATGGGAAAGATCTTCCATCTCCCCAAATGATCCGAACAACGCCTTGACCGGCAGTTTCCCCATTGTAGTTGCTATTAAAATTAAAGGATCCAGGCCCACCGGCGCCGTAATTTTTGTCGTTATTAGAATCTAATGGATCAATGCTCGTTCCACCAGAACCTGATCTTCCAGATGATGCGTTACCATTTCGGCCCTGACCATATACACCAACACCACCACCAGCAGTTCCATGAGCACTACCAAAAGCTTGCATTGTTTTTCCTCCCGCTCCAGAACCACCAGTACCATTTTGTCCTGAATTGGTGTCGGGAGATGCATCGCCGCCATTGCCAGAATATCCTCCAGCACCACCGCCCCCTCCGGCGGCCATTGATTGAGTACCTCTATCACCTTTTCCTCTACCACCTCCATGGCCACCAGTGGTCGCACTGCCCAATACAGTCGAGTTACCAAACACATTGGTTCCACCAGAAGCTTCGGGCGCGGGCCCGCCTGCAACACGATTGCCACCCGAACCACCGCCCGCTTGAAAGATGATGACTCCATCTTTACTTACAAAACTCGCCTCGCCGCTATTTCCGCTGTTATGGGTGCTTGCCCCGCCGGTTACGGGAGCGCCCCCTGCCCCCACTTTTACTGTATATTGTTCTCCAGCTGTGACTGAAAAATTATTAACATATGCAAGCGCTGCTCCACCACCACCAGTACCACTATTTTCTGGTTGATGTCCGACTACCGCACCACTTCCGCCTCCACCAACACCAACCATAGATATACTAGTTACACCATCTGGCACAGTCCAAGTATGAGTTCCCACAGATGTAAAGAGAACGCCAGCTGGCGGCGGCGCAAATGCCAGTGAAAAATCACTACTCGCAATAGATTGATTAACGCCATCAGATGCTGAGAATGTTAGAGTAAATGTTCCAGCATCAGCTTCTGTTGCACTTGGTGTGATGGTAAATACATTATCTGCTTGGGCCACTGTTGCGGTGGAACCTAATGCTCCAGTTGTTACCTGATAACTCCATGTTAAAGGAAGTCCTTCTGGATCGGTTGCATTCAAAGTTACAACAGTAGGAGTTCCATCAATTGCAAGATCATATGTTGCATTTGCTCCAGAGATCGCAGATGGAGTTTGATTGACAAGCGCAATATTATACCAACCAGTTCCTGTCCATAAGAACAATTTATTATTTTCAGACACAAAGGCTTGAGTTCCAGCATCTACTCCAGTGAGTGGTAGTTCAGACATCAAAGAATATGCACCAACTGTTGCTCCAGTAGATGCAGTTGAAACTGCTCCAGTATCATTTCCAGAATTATCTATTGTTCTAAAATCTAACTTACCCTGTGCATTTCTTTTTAACCGAATCTTTCCAGAACCATCGTCCAGATCAATCTCTTTAGCTTTCATTTTTCTTGGATTATCTGATGAGTCTAAGAATTTAAGTTCTGTTCCATCATCTTGTATCTTAGTGTCTCCCAAGAACATTGTATTTCCGCTGATATACAAGTCTTTGAATCTATTAGATGCGCTACCTAAATCATATGCTTCATTAGTATCTGGAATTAAATCTCCAGTTACTGATGTAAAATTGGTAACAGTGATTGCAGCAGGGTTTAGAAATTGTTTTATGACTGTTGCGAGTTTAGAAACTTCATCACTTGTTGCAGTTGATGCCAGAGCATTTACTCTAGTGTTGATTGCTTGTTCCAGAGAAGAATCTTCTCCTAGATTCATACCTTTCGCAGACCTTGCAATACTTACCAGTTCATCTACAGTAGCAGTAGGAATTGCGTTCAAGAGTTCTGTTTTGAGAGCTGCTATTGAGGTGTCTAAATTGCTGTCCGCCATTGTAAATCCTTTTTAGTATTATTTATAATTAATTTTTATCTTTTGTTTATCCAATTAAACTGTATATTTGTCTATTTGACTGTTTTGACGGTCAAAAACGAACATTGAAGTGCCATCGTTTAAGAAACAGGCACCTAATGGATTGACGTTTGCGGAAGCGTCACCACTACTTGAAAATTGTTTTGAGCCACCTGTCACAGTAGATAAATTGTTTAAATCTAAAGGATTTGCTGGATCAAATTGTTTTTGGGTATATGTTCTTGAAAAATTGCCCGCTGAATAGATTAGGTATTTATCGTCAGGACTAAGTTGGACATCGTTGCATGGCGTACTTCCTGCAACCTGAACTTCTTGTGCTGGTGAAGTTCCTATAGTATTGATATCAAAGGGAGTAGAGAGATCCCAACGAGCAATGTAGTTGTAGTTGACAGCACAGAGAAATAATTTTGTTCCATCACTAGACAAAGCTATTCCAGTAATATCAAAGCCAGGTTGGTTTGAAGGCCTATTCCTAGTAACCGTACCAGTACAACTACTAGAGCCTACTGTTCCACTTAATCCGTTACCATTAGTATTTACTGTCGTATTTAAATTATAATTCCATTGATAAAATTTTAAATTGCCGCCCCCAGAATTATGCTCCGCAGCAAATATTCTAGTACCGTCTTGGCTTGCAGTAATCGCCCAATAACCTCCAAGTGTACTATTACCAGTACTACCTATATTGCGTTGTGTTGTAGTAGGACTTTTATGAGTGGTGTGTTCTAATACTACAGGATTGTAGGCGGCACTTACAAAAGAAAAATCTCCTTCGGGAGTACAATAATAATCATTGGCTTGACTTGGAACAGTTACAGACCCACTAGTAACACTACCACTAAGTGTATTTAAAATAGGATATTGTACCCCAAAAGTCAAAGAAAATTCACTACTTGCATTTACTGCTCCATTGATACCGTCAGTAGCACTAAATGTCAACTCAAATGTTCCAGCATCTGACTCTGTAGTGCTGGGTGTAATCGTGAAAACATTATCTACTTGTGATACGGTTGCTATTGTTCCTAAAGAACCAGATGTGACTGCATAACTCCATGTCAGAGGGAATCCTTCTGGGTCTGTAGACACCGCTGTGATTACAGTTGCCGTACCATCAGTTGCTAATTCATAGGTTCCATCTACTCCAGTAATCGCACTAGGAGAATCATTTTGTACTGTAGCAATCTTATACCAACCAGAACCATTATAAACGTATATATTATTTGTTGCGGTAACTAATCCAAAATCTCCATTAGACATACCAGTAGCGGCTATTAATGCTGCCATATCTGCGTAAATCGCCGCGCCGGCATTGCCCAATACTCCTCCAGTATCAGTTAAATCAGACACATCTGCTGGAATGAGACTTGTTGTATCTGTCAAATCTGATAGATCGGATATTGCACCAGAAGTTACTATTTTCCAAACTCCTGATGCTGAATTATATCTATATGTTCTTCCATTAGTGACAAATGTTTGGTTGTCACTTGGACTATTTGGAAAGTTTATCGCCATTTGTCTGTCCTTTAAGTTATCTCTTATGGTTTAAGGTTGTTGTCTCCAATATAATCTTACAGAGTTATCTTGCTGATCTCTAAGTCCGTAAACCCAATTTCCATCCCAAGAAATATGTGCCTTTTGAATATTCGCACCTACTCCAAAGCTTCCTCCAGTTGTGTAGGAACCTGCTGTTGATAAATCCCAAGCGGTAGTTAATGGAATAGTAGAAGCTGTTCCGCCATATGCAGAGACTACATATAAAACTGTTCCAAGAGGATTAAATTGTATTGAAGTAATAGTTCTCACTGAATTATTAGCATATGTACTCCAGAAATTAAATGTGTTTGCCAATGTACGAGATGATGTGTCAAAGGCCGCGCCTAAGTTATATGTTTTAACTTGATTGTCACTAGTTTGGTTGCCAGAAAGAACAAATAATTTCATTCCATCTGTAGAGAATTTTAAATCATATATAATAGCCGACTCAGTAAATACACTTACTGTGCTTGCTTGGGTATTACTGTTGAATGCAGTATTTAAATTTGCATATTTTACTGTTTGCTGATCACCATAGTATAATTTTGTTCCATCTTCAATATAATCTAAAGCATAAAGCGCTTTTATATTAATATCTCCTGTTTGAGCAAATGCAAGAGTGCTTGGATCATATGGAGTAGACATAGTAAAATCAACGGGCTTCCCGCCGCCAATTTGATCACTAATTGTCATTTTTGTACCATCTCTGCTTACAGATATTGCACCAGACCTATACCACGTACTCCCTACTCCATTTGCAAACCCGCCATAAGTGCTCAATAAAACATTGGAAGTAGATCCCCAAGTACTGGTCATAGTTGAAAATGTAGTTGTCCAATTAGGTGTAAAGATTAGAGTTAAACTTGTATTCGCACTAACCGCACCATTAACACCATCAGTGGCACTAATTGTAAGAGTGAATGTCCCATCATTGGCACTATCAGTACTAGGTGTAATAGTAAATACATTATCCACTTGACTCACTGTAGCAATATTTCCCAAACCAGAAGTAGAATAAGTCCATGTAAGAGGAAATCCATCTGGGTCTGTAGAAACTGCTGTAATAACTGTTGGAGTTCCATCAGTTGCTAGTTCATAGGTTCCATCTACTCCAGTGATTGCTGATGGAGAATCATTCTGCACAGTTGCTATTTTATACCAACCAGAACCATTATAAACGTATATATTATTGTTTGCAGTGACTAATCCAAAATCTCCATTAGACATACCAGTTGCAGCTATTAGTGCTGCCATATCCGCATATACAGTAGCACCACCACTATCTAATAAACCAGTGTTGTCTGCCAAATCAGAAACATCTGCTGGAATGAGACTTGTTGTATCAGTTAGTTCAGAAATATCTGAACCTACACCAGCAGCTAATATTTTCCAGGCTCCTGTTGCTGAATTATATCTATATGTTCTTCCATTTGTAGTAAATGTTTGATTATCACTAGGACTATCTGGAAAGTTTACTGCCACTTTAGATTACCCTTATCTTTAAGTTTTGTGCTGCAAGAGATTTGATTTTTACTTTATTTAGAGCCGGAAACTCTGCTTCATAATCAGTTCCATTGATTGCCTGTCTCACTAATGCTTCTGCCTGATATCCAATAGTAACACCATCCGATAGTGGAGATGCTCCAGATGTTGCATATGGTGCAATCATCAAGTCTAGTGTATCTCCAAGAACATAGTGGTTTGGATCTGTGACTGCTTGGAGTTGTGCTTTGTCCATTCTGTTAAATGACTGAGCCCCTAGTGCTTCTTGTAGTGTTGCATGTTCGTTGTTATTTGTGCCGTTAACCCAAGTTTCAGATGTGGAATAACCAACAGTAGTTGAGCCTGTAGAATATTGATAAATTGTGTCGTTGCCGTCATTACCCACAATATACATTTTCTGACCGCTATTACCAAAACATAACCCCTGTGAATTGTTATCTTGTTCAAAAGTATCATATGATACTAATGGCGAAGATATAGAAGCTGTACTTATGTCAAAAGCAACACTTAAATTATGTAACTCAACTTTATCATTGCCAGATATGTTAAGTATGAATAATTTTGTACCGTCACCATTAAAGGCAAAGCTTTCGCTGTATGCTGTATAAGTATATGCATCAACATAAGTTAAATTAGTTATATCCCATGCTGTAGAGAGAGTATATTCATGAATTTTATATGCATTTCTATCCATGGCAAACAACTTAGTGCCGTTATTATTAAAGTTAAAATCAAAGAGTCCCGTTTGAGCATTACTGCTGACAGTGGTTAAGGCAGTACTCGTTGTTCCTGAGCCTGCTGTTGAAAGATCATAAGCAGTACTAAGATCAAAACTTTCAACTTTATATGTATTAGCGTCACAAGTAAACACTTTGTGACCTGTAGAGGAAAATCTACATCCTACAAGAGTTGTTCCATGAGGATCAATTTTATTTACATAAGTGGCTGTACTTACATCAAAAGCAGTTGAAAGTGTAAAATAGTGGAGATCATCAACAAATGAACCAGCCACAATCAAGTGCAACCCATCACTACTAATATCTACGGCCCGCGCCGTAGATTCGTATGCATTAACATCTAAACTTTTACTATCGTAAGATGCATTTGCAATATCAAATCCTACTGTAACAGTTGTTCCAGCATCATTATTATACTGCCAAGTTCCAGAGTTATTCTTAACAATCTTTCTTACGCCGTCACCATCTTTGATAACACTCCAAGATGTTCTGTCATCTGTAGAAACTGCATAGAATACATCACCATCATTCTTGGTTTCATCTGCAACCATAGAATCGAGATCGACCCACGATGATGAATTGATTTGACCAGTAGAACCAGTTAGGACTGGAGAATATTGAGAGTATGGATGTGCTGATGAAGTTCCGCCCGTAATTTCAAAAATTTTCTTTGTTGACATATCACATAACCACAACCTTTTTTTATCATAAGACATTAATGTTCTAGCAGCGTAAGCACTGACACCAGCATCGCCCGTAAGAGTTCTGAAATCAATGTTACCAATATTATTCAAGGAGCTGCTTCCTACACTAAAATAACTTGGCAATGTCAAACTATAGCCTAAACCAGCCGTGCCGCCTGAATATCCCCGTAGCACTGAAAGTCCATCCTCAGATACTACGAAAGAATAAGGTATAGTTCCAGTTGTTACGTCTGCATACGATACATATGTCATTGTTGACATGTCATAAGCCGTGCTAAGTGTATATTCTGCAAGTCCGTCATAAGCACTATTGTCATAATATCCGACTAGAAGTTTTGTCCCATCAGAATTAAATTCGAAAGCATATGGTTGCAAGGTTGTTGTGCTTGGTGCTCCACCACCACCACTTGTACTGTTCCAAGATCCTCCACTATTGAAATAATAGTAACCAACGTAACTAGCTGTACTAGGATCCCAAGCAGTACTCATAGTAAAATATTTTATACGATTTGCGCCAGTGTCACTAATCCAAATTTTTGTACCGTCTGGATGAACCCACAGCCATTTCACACCTGAAGTCATTTCATTAGTATTTACTTTTGTAGCATCTTCAGTTAATGTACTAAGATCAAATGGTATCGACAAATCATATCTAGTGAATTTATATCCAGTACTTAATCCCGCCACCATAACTATTGCGATAGTACCCTCGCTATTAAATCCCACATGTACTATATTAGTTATTGCACTTGAAACATTATTATTATAATTCATTGTTGCTCCTACACCATTACCACTCGTAGGAAATATGACAGGAGTAGAAGTAGAATAGCCACTCAATTCAATACCAGACCCATCAGCCTTACCTTCAGCACCAAATAGCTGCCAAGAAGAAATTGTAGAAGTATCTGCAAAAGCAGTAACTGACTTATATGCACCAGCAGTAGATGTAATAATAGCGGATCCAGAGTTACCTATAACTTTTTTACCTACGTCAGATGAAGAGAAAGCAGATGGTATAGATGTTTGAGCAATACGAATAGGCGCGGCCGCCCCCGTTCCACCAATCATGTAAGTATTTCCCGAATTATCTCTGGAAAATCTTGGATAGTATCCCCATCCATGCACGCCCGTTTCTTCTACATATACAGCAGTCGTAATATCAAATGCTGTTGATAAATTAAATTTATATGCAAACTGTTGTGGATATGAATTGCCTCTTGCACTTACCAACAATAAAGTTCCGTCATTACTAAACATTGCATTATATAAATTGCCCCAATCTATAGTTACCCCAGCAGCAGTCAATATGGTAGATAAATCTACTTCTTGCTTCGATCCAGCAGTAGTAATATCCCATGCAGTTGACATTGTGTATCTTGCTACATAGTTCCCATTGCAATATAAAATATAATCACCATTATTGGAAGGATTTGGAGGGCCTGCTTGCCAATTTGTTGTAGATGGAATACCGTTTCCGCTCGGTATAAATGTTTTGTTTTGATAGGAAATTGTACTAGCATCCCAAGGAGTACTTAATTGGTATTGATGCGTTGTCTCTTTTCTATGAATATACATATAAGTACCACTTTCATCAATTCCAAAATTACTTGTTCTATGGTCACTTGTAGTGCCTCCTTGAGTCACATCAAAATAAGCAGATTGATTTGAATAATCTGCCACTGTAGTACTATAAGCAACGGCAACATTAAATCCATGAATTCTTTGTTTATGTATTTGAGAGGTATGAACCTGCAATGTCAGAGCTTTGGTTCCGTCAGGACTCATAGCAAAAGTGTATAATTCTGGTGAACTCCCATCAGTGAGATTATTATTAATAAGTAAATTGCTTAAAGTAACCTCATATCCGGCCTCATTTCCATAATCTGGAATGGTCGCCGCTATTTGGTGTGTTGAAATTATAGGATCGCTACTTGTAAAAGTACCATCGCCAGTTGCGCTTGGAGTTAAACTAATCGATGAATAAGAAATAGGCTTTTCATCAAAGAAGTCATAATTGGTTGCGTTTGCGTTAACATCCCAATTTCCTTTGGATGTCAGTCCTCCTTGTGGGACTTCTTTGAACACACTTACATTTGGAACTGGAGAGATGTTTTCTGAGAGTGTTATTTCAGTTTCTTCGTTTTGTGTAAATGTTTTTGTGAGTGTGCCCAAAGCACCAGCAGTAGATGAAGTTGGCGCTCCAGCAAGACTTGAATATTGGCCATCAAAGAGCAGATTGGTTGTATCTGTTAAATCTGATATATCTGCTGGAATAGGACTTGTTGCCTCTGGTCTTCTATTCCACACTCCAGTGGTTGAATTGTATTCATACGACTTTCCACCAGATGTAAAAATCTGTCCATTTGTCGGTGAATTTGGAAAATTGATTGCCATTTGTTTGTTCCTTATACTGGTGCAGTGATAGAGACTGTTGGAGTGCTATTAATACCTTTCATGTGTCCATATGTAGAACCATTGTCTGTATATGTATAATCAGTACCAAAAGACACACTCGTTTGATTCGTTCCATTAGCATTTACAGAACTATTATAACCACCGGCAAAAGCGCAGTCCGTAATTCTTACTCTATTAAAGTCACCACTATAGTTAGTCAGCCATGAAGAATAATTTACAAACGAACAGTTTATAAATGAACCATATCTTGTTGATCCACTACCATAAACCCACGAAACAGGGTTTCCATTTAAATCAACGATACAGTTTTGTACATATCCACCACCATCATCTCTTCTTAAAGCGCTTCTGTAACTATCGGCGGCCGGATTAGGGACCCCCAATCTAACTACTCTCATGTTGGCAAAATGGTGGTCATGATCTGTCGGAACTGTACCATTAGAGAAAATTGGTTTTTCTCTCGCGCCAGCATCTTTCAAATTTAAAACAACATCAGCAGGGTCTTTTGTTTTTCCTACAATCGCAATAGCTTTTCCCCTCCAGTTACTACTGTTATAACCATCCCAATTAGTAGGATCCAATTCATATACGCCGGGGTCTAATAATAATGCATCTCCATCACTGGCAGCATCTATGATAGAGTTTAAACTATCAGTCCCAGATCCCGAATAACTTACAGTTGTTAAATTCCCACTTGTAAGTGCTAAATATTGAGATGCATATCCATTATAGAATGAAAGAGAAAATGTAGAAGTTCTTGAAGATACATGAGTTCCATCAGATGCTCTAAATCTTAAAGAAAAACTTCCTTCGTCACTAGAATTAGTTGATGGTGTAATGGTAAATGTACCACCACTATTTGTTATGGTTGCTTGGGTTTGGTTTGATGGATTTGTAACATGGTCATAAACTATTGGAAATCCTTCAGGATCAGATGCTGCGATTGCAACAGTAGTTGCTGTTCCAGTAGTAGCTAATTCATATTCACTCGCTGGTTCTGTACTAAAAATAGGACTTTCGTTTGTACCACTAGAAATCCTATCCCACTCAGTTCCATCCCAAATATACAATGCTTTAGTATCTTGTGCAAATGCAAAATCACCTTCAGTATTTCCAGTAGATGGAAATGCTGCTAAATTTGCATAAGCGGTAACGCCGCCACCCAATAAACCAGTGGTGTCAGTCAAATCAGAAACATCCGTAGGAACGGCTGTTGCCTCTGAATTCATCTGCACCCATTGATTAGATGAACCATCTGAATAGTAAACAAAGAGATTGAGATTTGCAGTATCAAACCAAAGTTGTCCTGTGGATGGACTTGTTGGTGCGGTATCAGATGCCGTCACTTGGACAGTTGTGGCTTGTCCGGCAAGGTCTAACCATTGCTGACTGTCTCCATCATCATAGTATGTATACCATGTGAGAGTGGAACTATCGAACCAAAAGTCTCCGTTTGCTGGAGAAGAAGGTGCGGTGTCAGAAACCGTTGCTCCCATTTGAGCATCATTTGAAGATAGCTCAATCCACTGTTGACTGTCTCCATCGTCATAATATGCATATAAATTTAGAGATGTGCTATTAAACCACATATCTCCATCAGAAGGACTTGAAGGGGCAGTATCAGAGATTGAGAGAGAACCCCCACCACTACTAGCAGATGATTGAACATTCCAAGTTCCAGTTGCTGAACTCCACACTAATGTTTTGTTTGCAAGAACTACGGTTTGTCCATTTGTTGGTGAATTTGGAAAATTAATTGCCATTTATTTTACCCTTATTTTATTTCATGTGCCTTATGTCATCATTTGTAGTTGAATGATACCAGGCCTTTTGTCATTTACTATATATAGATATCGCCCGTTTGAAGACCAAGTAAAATATGCAGGATTGTCTATACCTGTATATAATCTTTTTCCATCTGGAACCGTAAAAGTTCCAGTATTACCATTGTGTTGTATTGACCATCTACCGCCAGTATTAGCGTCAGTGTGGGTATAGTCAGTTATTAATTGCACTATACTTTTATCTTCAGGTCCAACATATATATTCTTACCTCTTCCATCATATCTAAATCCATCAATTGAAGCAACTACTGGCATTTCTTCTCTATTATTTGCAGTAACAAGAACTCTAGTTGCAGTATTAAGATCCCAAGCAGTAGATAAATTCCACTGATGCATCCAACCACCACCAACCATAAATACTCTTGTTCCATCTAGTTTGAACTGAAGATCTGTAGGTTGTGAAAATGCTGGGGCGTCAGTTCCGCCAAAAGCAGCTGAATCGAAATCATAATATGAGTTATGAGTTAGTGTAGTAATATCGTATGGCGTTGTCATGTCAAACTCGTCAATACCATCTCCCACTGTTCCACATACATACAGTTTTGTTCCGTCTGGTTTTAACGCAATCCCTCTAGCACTAGTTTCATATGTAAATATGCTTATACTACTTTTTCCATCATAGGTTGCTGTATTTACCATAAAGGGAGTAGCTAATGTGTATCCTATAATAACATATTCTCCACCCCAAACTAAGATATACATTTTTGTTCCATCTTCACTAATACACATTGATTGAGTTTTAGTAGCTTTATCAACAAATACATTATCTATATCAACATGCATATAGTCATTAAAGTCTGGAAGATTTGCAGTATTTAAATCCCAAGCAGTAGATAAAGTATATCTAACAACAATATCTGATTGAGCGCCGACCTGATACATATAAACTCCGTCAGGACTAAATGTAATACCTTCTGGAGAACCTTCATCCTGATAGCGTCCAAGATATACAGGCCTTATTGTATAGTCATAAACAGCAGTTGTAACATCCCAGGCAGTACCTAAATTGTATATGTCTATATCAGCACCTGTTCCCCCTTGTATATACATTATCGTTCCATCAGATTTAAATGCTAAATCATATGGATTAGCTTGTTGTCCAGAAACTGAGAAAGATCCTAGTTGAGTTGCTACAGATATTTCCCAAGGAGTTGGGCAGCTATAATTGTAGACAGTTTTATCGCCAGTCCCCACATAATACCAAGAAGACCCGTCTGGCTTAAAGAAAAGTCCGTGAGGATTTAGGCCAGGGCCTGGACCTACAGTCCTAGTTAAAGATGCAGTGCTAATATCCCAAGCAGTACTTAAAGTATATTGATGAAAAGTATCATTTACATATCCAGTCATATAGAGTTCAGTGCCATCAGGTTTCCAAAAAGTAGCCTCTGGATTTGCCTCTTGAGAAGAAAAAGAAAATTCTTGAGTGTAGGTAACATTACTAAGATCCCATGCTGTAGCTAGGGTATACTCTCTTATTTTATCGCTATTCATCCCAGTAACATACATTTTCGTTCCATCTGTTTTAAATTTTACATCAGTAGGAACCAACTCCCTACCCCCAATAAAAGCGGCATTGGAAGTGCTCACAAAAGAAGCCGTAGAAATATCCCAAGCGGTTGATAGATTTACTTCTATGATAGATTGAGTATTGTTACCTCGCGTAAAAAAAGAAGTACCATCAGGTTTGAAGAAAAGATCAGAAATACCTGAATCAAAATCAAAAGCACTCAAAATATACGTATCATGAGAAATAGTACTAATGTCCCACGCAGTTCCTAAAGTAAAAGAATTTACTTCATCATGCCCGGGCCCCGCCACATAAAGCTTTGTTCCATCAGGTTTAAAATCAAATGCATAGGGGTTAGTGTTATAAGAACTAAGTGAAATCTCTTGATTAAAAGTAGCAGTGCTTGTATCCCACGCAGTACTTAGATTATATTCAACCAATCTATCGCTGCTTCTTGATAATAGATACATTTTAGTTCCATCTGAACTCATACGCATACATACCTGAAGGTTAGCCATTTCTGCTTGAACATTAAGCGTTTTAGAAGAAGAACCAGAAGCGGTAGATATATCCCAGGCAGTACTCAACGTATAGTAATTAATTTCATCATTTCCTGTAGTGGGGTCGTTATTTCCACCAACGTACATTATCGTACCTTCTGGATTAAAGTAAATAGAGCGGCCGCCGTTATTTTGGTTTGTAGTTTCTTTTGTTTGATCAGGCACATAAGAAAGAGTCCTAACATCAAAGGGCACCCCAAAACTATACTTACGAACTATTTCATCATCGGCAAGAGTAAATAAATAATTACCATCATTTGATATATACAGATCTTCCCAGTCTACATCAAGTCTATGAATAGGAATACGACTACCTACATTATAAGGACCCTTTTCAATGCTAAACCCAATGTCATTGTTTGAAAAAACATTTAACTTAGTTTTTAAGAAATGCTCTTCTATATCAAATACCCCAGAAGTTCCTGTGATATTTTTGCCAATTATACCACCATTTGAGCTCATGATATTATCTCATACGAACAAACAAATTGAATTAAAGTGCTTCCAGCCTTAACTTGAATTTTTTCATCTTCACGAAGATAAATTCCATGATCTCTTGAAATCGCCACTAACATTGCATTATATGGTATAGTAATTGCAGAACCTATAGCATAAGAATTTCCACCACTTACAAAGTTTACTGATATGTCTACATCATTTGCTAAATCCGTATTTGTAGCAATTAGGGAGTTAATTTTATATACTTTCCCACTGGATGCCGGATTTGATACTAAATCTGCAAAAGAAGTGGTTGCAACTGCCCCCACCGTTTCTCCAAGAATTGATGTTACAGTGACTATATTTGGATTAGCCATAGATTTTCTCCTTTATCTTCCAAATACAATAGACAGGGCTATTGCTTTATTTTCTGTTACTCCACTACCACCTAATAATCCACCAGTGTCAGTCAAATCTGATATATCTGCTGGAATAACACTCGTTGTATCAGTTAATTCGGATACATCAGTTACGGTTGCGATTGTGGTAGTTTTTCTGTCCCACACCCCTGAAGTTGAGTTATATACATATGTCTTTCCGCCAGAGCTGAAACTCTGTCCGTCTGTGGGTGAATTTGGAAAATTGATTGCCATTTATCTATCCTATTTTCTTTCTACTATTTATTATAACATATGAATGGTTGCTAAATATTATCCTATTTTCTTTATCGTTAATATTGCTTGTCCAATCCAATAGTCTCCACTTTGATCGCTTTCTAAAATATATCTAATCCAATTATTTGCAGGCGTAGCATCTTCAAACGTAACTATTATACTATCGGGTACAGTTACTCCATTAATGTTAAAAGAGCCAGTGCCTGGGCTTAACCAACCAGCAGAACTAAAAGCACCAGTGCTTGCTTCCCATCCATGATATCTTTGGCCTGCTGTGCTATTTCTTTCATATACTTCCGGCTGTACTGATATTTCGTATGTACCATTCTGAACAAAGCCTGAGAATTTATCTCCACTAAATGTAATGCCAGTTAGTGTAGGATCTCTGTCTGAGCTATCTGGTGATAATCCGGCTGTATTAGCAGCATTTGCAAATGTTGCTTCGTACCAAGTTCCTACATTTTGTCCTAGATAACCACTACTCGAAACAGTCGAACCAGGCTGGCTTGCACTTAGATAAAATTTTGTAAATGGAGTTGTTGAAGAAGAACTTGAAGAACCAGTTGTAGTACTAGCAGCAGCACCACCAACTTGTATCCATTGAGAACTATCAGCATCAGTGTAATACAAATACAAATCAGCTGAATCTGATTTGAACCAGAACTCTCCAGCACTTGGTGAAGTTGGTGCAGTATCAGATGTGGTTGCACCACCAGCAACATCTGCCCAAGAATAATCAGAACCATTCCAAGACAATACTTGTCCTGTAGACGCTGAAGATTGATTGAGATGTGTATCTACCATACTATCTGAATATGGAGTTGGGGTTCCAGTAAGATCTGAATATGAACCTGAGAAGTTTCCAACAACAGAACCGGCGCCCATTCCACTATGATTTGTACAATAATAATATAAATCTGGTGTTGCGTGTGTGATTGCAATTTCAGTATATGCACCGGCAGAACCAGCAGTTCCGTTTGTAGTAACTCCTACCGTATATTCAACACCGCTGGCATGAGTGCCATCAGAGGTTGTTGAGAATCTTAGTGGATGTGATCCATTTGAGGCATCTGATTGATCAAAACGATAAGTTCTGCCAGGCTCAAATGAAAGAGTTGCTTGTTGAATTCCATCAATGTAGAAATATCCACCAGATGCAGTCACTGTCACAGTACTATACGCATTTGCTTTTGAAGCAATTTGATTGGTGATAGTTGTTGCAAAGTTAGGATCATCTCCTAGTGCAGCAGCCAGTTCATTGAGTGTATCAAGTGTTGCTGGAGCAGAATCCACAAGGTTTGCTACAGAAGTATCTACATAAGTTTCAGTTGCATATCCAGTAAGAGATGGAATTTGTGATGCAACGTATGCTTTTGTTGCATATGTACCCAAATCTGCACTTGTAAGTTCATCAGCAAAATCTAGAGCAAGAGATGTTGCATTGATAGCAGTACCAAGTTTTGCAACACCGCTAGTTGAAATTCCACCGCCATCTGTTACAAAATATTTTGTTCCCGTAGTAAGTCCAGAAAGTCCTGTATGAATTCCATACTCTAATGTTACATCAATAGTTGTTCCTGCTGATGCTGCAACCCCATGTAATTTAGTTGCATCAAAGTTAGATTCACCATATGCACCTTGTGTCATAACTACTTCTGGATAGTTGCTAGCTAATGTATATGCTGCTGTATCTCCATCATTGAAGGGACTTGAATAAATCCATTTGTTAATGTTTTGAGGAAAGTCATCAGGCCCATTGATCTGACTGTCATTGGAACTGACCAAGTTTCCAGAATTGTCAAAATGATAATATCTAGTTACTGGATAGGTATCATTTGTATTCCACCAAGGAATAATCAATGTGGGTGCATTTGGAGAACTTCCAGTATTGCTGCCCTTTGTCCAACAGATATTTCCACGAACCTTTCCGACTTGGACATTGGCGCCACCCTGTATTGTAATATTACCAGATACATTTGTTACATTTAGATTCGCATCTGCACTATATAGCGCCATCTTCAGTCTATAAGGAGCATCTCCACCACCATCAGCCGGAGTAGTTGTGACTGTAGCAAGTAGTCCGTTTGTTGGGTGGAATTCCTGATGGTTTTGAATTTCGCTTGCACCTACACTATGTGTTCCAGATCTTGTAAACAAATCTGTTTGCGGCCCAAGGACTATAGTACCAATATCCCAATCTACTGTCGCAAATTTAATAATACCTTTTCGTGTGGCGCCAGACCCTTCTTGTCTGTAAACAGCAATTCTTGTTGGGGTTGCTGGATCAACTGCTGTATGTTCCCATTCAAATACTTCTGAAGATGAAGTTTCAATTTCTGGATAACTAGTATCGAAAGTTTCAGTTGCAAAATCATAAGTAAATTTTCTTAAAGCAGCTTTATTGTTTGAATTTGGAAATTTTGCATACAGAGTTAATACATCACCACTAAATCCACCATGATAAAATAGGCATCTATTGCCGCTGTGCCCTATACTAACAGATCCATTTCCACCCGAAAGATTGGATAGTCCATTTACTGTTGTGCCTGTGATAGTACCTACTTTTAAAATAGAGTTTCCATTACTTGAAGCAGCAAGATAAATGAAAGTATCTTCGTATGTTCCTGCTGGTCCAAAAAATGCGTGTGGGTCTCTGATGGATAAATGGTTTCCGCTTGCGAAGGCAGTCCCAGCACTAATAGTAGAACCGCTTTTAATAAATGGAACAAGCATGTTGTTATCCGAATGCCCAGTGCCGCCCGGGAAAAGTAACATTGCTTTTTCTCTTGTGGAGTGGTGTGCAATCGTTCCAACATAGGAACTCGCACCCCCGAAACCACTTGTCATTTGAGCGTTGTTTGCAGAAACACGAACAAATGGATAGTTTGTGGGTTCAACTACAGTCACAGTTCCATCAGTATTCAGCATCACAACATCATTTACAGCAGCTGTATTTGTTGATGTATATTCTACAACACTAGGATTTGGTACATCAGATGCCGTAATATAACCAGCACCGTTAGTCAATTGATTGTTGTTTGTTGGAATTGTTGGTGTATTGGTTAAGTCATTATATGAACCAGATGTTGCAACTGTTGCAAGAGATGGTGTATTAGATAAGTCATTATAGTTACCAGATGTTGCTACTGCTGCAAAATCACTTACTGGTATGTCATATTGAAAAATTCTCCCCCCATAGGAGCCCTTATCAGACATAATGTATAGTTTTGTACCGTCTGGTTTGAAGAATATATCTGCTGGGCCATTACCACCATGAATAGATGCGGGCCATTGACTCCAAGAACTGGCTGTTGTTAAATCAAACGCTGTTGAGAAAGTTGTGTAGTAAACAATATCGACACCATTTTTTATAAATGCGCCGGTTTTACCATCAGGGCTAATTGCAAATCTTGCCCCCGAATGTCCTGTGGTTGGAGTTGCTAGAGTTTGTACTGCACTCGCTGATGCTGTTGATAAATCCCAAGCAGTTGTTAAATCAAATCTTTGAATTTCATTTGGATCTGAGTTTCCAGTATTACTTTGAAATGTAAGATAGATTTTAGTTCCATCTTGCGAGAACCTAAAATCCCACAGAGGAAATTCGTTTGTGGTGTATGTATTAAATGGTTGATACCAAGCGTTGCCGGAAACACCATCGTTGGGAGGCCTGATGATATTATTGAAGCCGGAACTTGAATATGTGTAAATTGCGCCGCTACTATTGTTTTGTGTATCTTGTCTATCAAGAACAAACGCTTTGATTCCATCGTATGAAATTCTATATGTTGTGGGTTTGGCATCTGTACTTGCACTGCCATAATAATTACCACTTGTTGATGGTCTAATGTACGAACTACCAACATGCGTCCATGTACTGCTCGTATCCCATGGCGTTGCTAATGTGTAATATATACCAGAACCAAACATTTCTGCTTGAAAACGTATTGCAGTACCAGCCGCATACATTAGATTTCCATTGATATCAAATGTATCTGTTTCGTTGATATGTAAACTTCCCTCGGACGATAGTAAATTAATATTCTGCGATTGCCCTTGGTCATTTGTTGCGTCCATATCGGCAAAACCACCTTCGATATTGATTTTCTCAGCTGGAGTGCTCCAAGCATAATCAGAACCATCCCACACAAGCATTTGATCGGTTGTCGCTGTACTTTGATTTAGATGTAAATCTACACTTGCATCGCTATAACTACCAGCGGCTGTGATTTGATTGTTAACATAAGTTTCGGTTGCATATCCATTCAAATCGGATGCTTCTAGTTTATTTGCCAGTGAGTTAGTAATCGTTGTGGAGAAATTAGCGTCATCTCCTAGTGCAGCAGCCAGTTCATTGAGTGTATCAAGTGTTGCTGGGGCAGAATCTACTAGGTTTGCTACAGAAGTGTCTACATATGCTTTTGTTGCATAGGTAGCAAGACTTGCATCAGTTAATTCATCTAAAAGATCAACAGCAAGTGTTGTGCTTGACATAGCAAGTCCAACTTTAGCATTGTTTGTATCTGGAGTTGCCGAAAGACTACCATCTGATAATACATAATATTTTGACCCAGCTGTCAAACCAGAAAGTCCAGTATGAATACCTCCCTCTACAGTGACATCAATTGTTGTACCAGCAGACGCAGCAATACCATGAATTTTAGATGCATCTAGATTGGATTCTGTATATACACCTTGAGTTGGTTGGGCAAACAATTTAACAACCAAACTGGTTGCATTTGTGTTGCCTGGCGCCGATATTGATCCTTTAGCACTCCTGAAAGGATCCATTTGTATTTTGCCTGGATATCCAAATCCAGTGTTCTTTGCATAAGAGTTGTTGCCGTGCGTAACTCTACTTGTACCAATAACTATATTTAAAGATGAATTTACTGAGAAATGGGTTATGAACGAACCATCCTTACTGTTACTAGTATTGTTTAGATAATAATACCCTGCGTTAGTTAGTGCAAACATATTACTGTTCTTGTAGAATGCCATATTTCCAGAAAGATGGCCATAAGTTCCACCTTGATTATAGCCTAGTGAGTATTCTGAGCCTTCCGCCACTGCTGAATTTCCTGTTGTCGAAAATGCTCTAAGTTTTAGACTGTTACTTCCTCCACCAACACTCCAAGCAACAACAAAATGTTCACTAGAATCTCTCCATGCCACATGCGCTGGTGCGTCAGTACCAAAATTTGTGTTGAACGAAGTCAATCCATATGCTGTTCCGACAGTAATATTTCCTGTACCCCAATCTATATCACCAATTCTGAGATTTCCAGAGGCATCAACTCCTGCAAATCTACCCTCTGTGAGTTTTGAGAAGTCCAATGATCTACTATCGATAGGATGTGGTATAGCAAAATCATCGCTATATTGGATTGTAGCATTTCCATCCCACGTAACTCTAAATATTCTACAATTACTAGAATTGTCTCTGTATGCGCCGATGATTTTGTAAGAACCGGCAGTACTTCCGGCATGGTCATAGTACCAATTAATATGATCGAGTCGAGAATTATAGGTAGGTCCGCTGTTAGAACTATTAGTTCCTGTATCACTCCAAGTGATTCCAACGCCACCCATTGTGCCTACGGCATGAATAATTAAATCTGATGATCCTCCATTCTTCTTCGGCCCTAAAATTAAAAATTTATCTGGATTGTCTGGACTTCCAATCACATACGGATTATCTGATGTAGCAAGTCCCAATGAGTTCCCCAATGAGGCAAGATCTTGATATTCGGTTCCATAAGTCCAAGTCTCAGTTGAACTATTATATTCAGCAGAAACAATTTTCATTTCAAAAATACTGCCAGGCGCCTCATCAAAGGCTACAGAGATGTACTTGTTATCAGTTTGTGTTGGAAATAACCAATATCCAACATGAGCTGCGACCAAACCATTAGTATTACTAATAGTGTAGCCTTCATTATTTGGAAGAAGTTGTTGATATGACCCATTATAACCTTGATTTGTAAGTTGCTCTGGAGAAGTTGCAACTTCAACTGGAGTCACAGTTCCATCAGTATTTAACATTACAACATCATTTACAGATGCAGAAGATGTAGATGTATATTCTACGATATTGGTGTTTGGAATATCGGCAGCGGTGATATATCCGGCACCATTAGCCAACTGATTATTATCTGTTGGTTGTGCTACCCATTCATAATCTGTACCATTCCAGCTTAAAACTTCATTTGATGTCGCTGTACTTTGGTTTAGATGTAAATCTACACTTGCATCGCTATAACTACCTGCCGCCGTGATTTGTTGACCGACATATGATTTTGTCGCATATGTACCTAAATCTGCACTTGTAAGTTCGTCAGTAAAATCTAATGCAAGAGATGTTGCATTGATAGCAACACCAAGTTTGGCATTTTTAGAGTCTGGTGCCGTCGCCAAAGTTCCATTGTCTATTACATAATATGTTGACCCAGTAGTAAGTCCAGAAAGTCCTGTATGAATTCCAAACTCCAAAGTTACATCAATAGTTGTTCCGGCAGTTGCTGCAATACCATGAACTTTAGATGCATCTAGGTTGGACTCTCCATAAGGAAACTGAAGATGTTTTACTCTATATTCATGTCTATAGTTTCCACTATCATATCTCCTATTTTTCCAAGAAATTGAAAACTGTCCCGATTGATGTGGATTATCAAATTGTAACGGAACTGAAGAATGACTCCATCCACTTGTTTGAACGGCCCCGGCAGTGTTTGTAATACTTGTCCCATTCACATCCCATATTTCATAAAAAGACTCTAAGGTATAGTTGCTTTTGTCATCGTATGAAACCATGAATGTACTAGATTTTTTGGCAAATTTAAGGTCGTATGGAGTACCGTTATAGCTATTTGCGGTAGTGTCCCATGTAACTGTACTTCCCACAGAAGTGAGAGTGTGATTACTATCAATGGAGAATTGTCGTAGATATGAGTTAGAATTTGGATAAAACGAGAGATTGACTCGATATGCCGCAACAGCATTTCCACTGATTGGATCAATTCCTACTGCTGTAGCAATTGAATTTAGATTGAAACTACCACCAAAAGTTGCGGTTTGAGTATCCCAGTCAACAATACCTGCGACGATCGATGTAGTTCCATCTTTTGCAATAAACTTACCTTCAGTATTGTGGTCAAAAGAAAATCCTGATTTTCCAGTAACATCAACGGGATCGCCATATGTTAGTGTGGTTCCGTCCCATTCGATTCTAACGAGTTTTTTGTTTCCGCTAGCATCACTATATTCCATGATAAATTTGTCTGTTGTGCCTGGAGTACTTCCAGCATAATCGTATTGGAATCTTTGAGAGCCAGAAGAATAACCTTCGGTGTTGTAATCTGGATGTGTAATGTAAGTTCCATCCCAAGTAACAGCAGTTCCACTAACTGTACCCTGCAATGACATAACTTGGTGTCCAGTTGCAGATGTGGACTTGCCTATAACTAAAATTCTATCTGGATCGACAGAACTAAAAAGAATATATGGTTCTTCTCCTTGAGTGGTACTTAATCCTCTAGTACCGTTAGCTGCATTATAATCGCTAAAGAGGTATTCAGTACCATACGAAAAGGTTCCACTGTTGTTTATTTGAATACAACCATTCCATCCATTACTTTCTACCCACATTGTGAAATATTTGTCTGGTGTTGAAGAACCCCCAACAATTGCAGATTCTCCAGATGCATTATTTTCAGTGCCTGCCGAGGTAATGTAATTTTCACCCTTATTCGCTATAAATGGATAATTTGTAGGTTCAACTACAGTCACAGTTCCATCAGTATTCAACATTACAACATCATTTACAGCAGCTGTATTTGTTGAAGTATATTCTACAACATTTCCACCAGAGACATTGTTTGCAACATAGTTTTGTACATATGTTTCTGTTGCAAGACCTGTTAAGTCTGCGTTTGCAACGGTTTCAATCCATCCTGTAGTTTTATAGATATAGAGTTTTTGTGTATCTTCAACAAATGCAATGTCACCAACTGTGTTTCCGACGGCTGGAAGATACGTTGCATCACTATAGATGTTGACAGATGCAACCAAAGATGTTCCATCTGGTGCAATCAGAGTTGCAGTACCAGCAACTTCTTTAATCTTATTCTCAAAACTTGGAGTATTTTCTACATATGTTGCCAAGTCTTGTGGTACAAACTTGTTTGTCGATGAATCATACACTAGACACATTTGTGATGTAAGTGTTGGTAGAGGACGAAGTTCAATTGTCTGTACATGTCCTTCTTGGTTGTGCTGGCCATATATTAAATAGTTGCCATTCGCGTTTGTTTCAACTGCCAAATCCTTAACGCGAATAATACCACGCATATTTGAATGATTTCCACACTGATAGTATAGAATATCTGGTGCGTTTGACGGCACAACAAATGTGATTGTTCCAGTTTCATTTCTAGAACCAGTAACACCAGAAGTCCATTCACCAAAATATGTTCCTGCTGAAAAATTGGTGCCGTTGTCGGTTGTAAAGTAGAATGGATGGCCAGCTGCATTGATATTGACAGTATATGTACCACCACGATAAAACGGCCCAATCTCTGGATTGTTTCCACTAGCAGTACCACTAAACACATAAGCTCCTGTGGTAGAAGTGACATCATAAGAAACAGACGGAGCAACGAGTGTAGGTAGTGTGATAGAAGAAGGAACACTCACAGCAAGTCTTTGAACATCTTGTGCAGTCCCGCCGTTGATGTCTGGGTGACTATCATTTACAATTGATGTAGTTACCCAAGGAACAAGGTTATCATCTCCAGCGCCCTCAATCCATTTCAATTTGAAATCGTGCCTTTGCGTCATTGATCCATGAACAGTATGTGCAAAGTTATTGATTTGATATGTTCCCTCCAAATAAAGTGGAACAACGGTTTGTGGTGAATTTGTAATTGCAAGTCTGGCAAAAGGCAAAGCGGATTGTGTCCAAGTCCACTGCCATGCCGTTCCGTGGCCTGCTGTTGGATCATCTACTTGAATTTCGAGTGTTTCTGGTGTTACAGAAAGATCAAAGTTCAGAATATCATCTGAACTAAATGTTGTTTCTCCAAGATACAATGTGTTTGAACTCAGATATAAATCTCTAAATTTGTTCGTTGCAGAACCCAAATCAAGAGTTTCGTTAGTTGCAGGGATGATTGCAGAACCCAATGATTGCAGATTTGCATCTGACATATATTTGTTGGAAATTCCTTCTAGGATATCATCAGAGGTTACGGAAGGTGAAAGAGCAGATTGAGAAGTATTTCTAACTTGTTTTAGGGCCTGTGACAGTTTAATGACTTCATCCGTAGTTGCACCAGAAGATAGAGTTTGTGCTCTCGAATCAATTGCAGCTTCAATGTCAGTATCTTCAGTCAAACCAACTGATTTTGCCGCCCTTGCAAGTGCCAAAAGTTCATCTACAGTTGCTGTAGGAATATCATTTAATAATCTTGTACGAATTCCACTAATCGATGTTGAAAGATTGGTATCTGCCATCTCTTTTGCCCTTTTTGTAATGTTTTCTTCTATTTATTATTTGTGTGATTGGGGATTTATTAAAACCCTAACATAAGATTGATTTTTCAATACCTTTTTATAAACAATATAATCTATTCGATTATCATAACAAATTTTCAAAATTTCTTTCGGGCCCTTCCAATCAGAATCTTCCCCTAACAGTTCTGGTTCATCTGACGCAGCCTTTATATTTTTTGTACCCATTTGTTTCCATCGATCTATACTGATTCTATCTTCAATATTATTTTTGTATATCTTTGTTGTCCATATTCTGTCATTATTGTTTATATAATATCCTCTTCCAGTGATCGATTGATGTGAAACTCTATAAGCCTCTGAATCAACATCCTTCCACGTTGATTCAGTTGTATAAAATCTCTTCTTATTTGTGGATAAACTTTCCAGATCTACTCCATATTTTATTTCTTCATTTGGATTGTCTTTGAATATTCTTGGCACATTATCGATCCCAATTGCCTTTACAAGATTCTTATATCCTTTAACCATCAAACAAATTGAAAATTCTCCATTCCTATAAGAAAATATCAAGTCGGTGGCATCCGAATAGTCATATTCTGTTAAAAAAAATTTATTAAATAAATGTATCATAATGTCACCGTATATTCCCCTTCGGCCGAGTATATATATTCGTTGCTGTTAATTGTAATTTTAACATATCCCCCAGCGCCATTTCCCCCATTTGTGCCACCGTCGACCCCACCAAGGCCAGGAGCTCCAACTACTATTGTCATTATTGAACCGCTTGGAATTTCTATGGCATAATTTTCAGAACTCACTTCCCGAATAGCTGCATCGCCGCCCTCTCCTGCTGGGTCTCGATTGTATATTCCTCCGTATGAGTTCGTCTGGACGCGGCCGCCGCCTCCACCGCCCCCCGCGCCATAGCTTGTGCCCGGCGCACCGCCTCCATTGGACTTTAATCCTCCGCCAGCACCACCAGAGCCATAATAAGAGGCGTCACCAGTTCTGTCAGAAGATCCCCGATCAACCGAGCTCGCGATGCCTCCTTCGGCACCACTTGATGTTACTGATAAAATTGTAGTTACAACATCATTATCATCTGTATGTTCAATTACAATACTGCTATCGCCACCCGTTTCTCCGTCCGTAACGCCGACTGTAGTTTGGCCATTATTCATTCCTGATCCACCGCCTCCACCACCACCAATTAATTCATACTCAACTGGAATTGGAGATTCCGTTCCATAAAAATCATCAAAACTTATGGGATCTCCTTGGATTTCTGGGACCTCAGAATTCGCTGGCAAATCTTGAACATATCCAACTGTTCTATAATAATCTTCGAATGAAACCCTCTGCCAAGTAGGTGAAGCTGAATTATGAACTAATTGGATATCTCGTATTGATATAGCTCCAGAAGATTGTATTGGCATTATGTCATATCCGAAAATGCAGTGAGATTGCCTCTGGTTTCAATATCACCAGTTGTTGATATTCTCATCATTAATGTGCCGTTATATGTAAATAGTAGTCTATTTGATGAGTCTTGTGAAACTGTCCAATTTTCCAATCCAAACTGATCTACAACCCATTTATCATCGGTTGCATTATATTCCCAAGTTTTGACACCAATTGTATGTTTATCTCCATTAGAAGGATTTGTAGGAAACTCTGCCATTTATTTCTCCTTTTTCTATCTATCCTTTATGAATAATATATATTTGTGCTGTGGGTGGTGTTTTTATCACTACTTGTTGATTGTGCCTGAACTTGAATAGAAGTTACTGCACCAGAACCAACCCAAGCTGTGCCTGGCACCGTAACATTTCTACTATTGAGAAAATATGTTCCCGATCCAGTAGTGGCATCAATATAAATTAAATAATCAAAATCGATTACACTTCCATCGCCGTCGTTCTGCACTGATCCGGCCGCTCTTTGCGTGCCATTTACGAATAACCTTCCCTGACCTTGACTATTGTTTTGACTGCTTGTGCTTCCTTTTATTAGGATACCTTTAGTTCCAGATGGTATTGTTGCACTACTATTTGAGGTGCCATTATTACTACCTGTAGCACTTACGGTTTCGGTTGAACTCCACGCACCAAAGACAACGGAAGAAGAAGTGTCAATAAAACTAAATGTTCCGCTTCCATCAGTTGATAAAACTTGACCATTAGTTCCATCTGTGATGCCTAAATCTGTAAGAGAAGTAGCAGTGTCAATAAAACTAAATGTTCCGCTTCCATCAGTTGATAAAACTTGACCATTAGTTCCATCTGTGATGCCTAAATCTGTAAGAGAAGTAGCAGTGTCAATAAAACTAAATGTTCCGCTTCCATCAGTTGATAAAACTTGACCATTAGTTCCATCTGTGATGCCTAAATCTGTAAGAGAAGTTGGAATAATTCCATCAACATCCGTCAAATCATTAATATCATCTGGAATTTCTGTTGCTCCAGTAATCTCTAAAATTGCATCATCGACATATGTTTCAGTTGCATATCCAGTTAAGTCTGGCCCAACCGCTGGAGTGAATGTAAATTGGCCAGTTGTAGCACTATACGCTAATGCACCGCCACCAGAAGCAGTTGCAGTTACAACAGATAAATCTGAAAATTCTACCATGTCTTGGATTGCAGTATTTAATGCAGTGGTTGTTACATATCCCGACAAGTCAGTAGAACCACCACCCCCGCCTGATGCTGGACTACCAACAACTCCAGTTAATTGTATCCAACTAAACCCATCCCACATTAACAATTCGCCGGCAGTTGCAGTATCAAACCAAAGTTCGCCCGGTTGTGGATCGGTTGGTGCGGTATCTCCGTATGTTGTAATAGTAAGATTATCAATTGTTGTTGATAAGTCAGTCTCGAGCGTGGTAATTCTCTCAATTATGGTGTCATAAACAGCTGCGTCATCATTAATTGCTGCAGCTAGTTCATTTAGTGTATTGAGAGCGTCTGGAGCAGAATCTACAAGATTTGAAATTGCAGTATCTACATATGCCTTAATGCTTTCACTGCTAGCAATATTTGTTGCACTTGCAGCAGCAAAAGTATCATCATCTTGTAGTATTGCTGTAATACGCGAATCTGCTCTTGCGGCTGTATAGTAAAGATTAGTCGATCCCTCAGTTAAATCGTCAGTTGTTCCCGCTCCATTTAGATAAAGTTTAACCGTTCCTTCCGTTAAATCGTCAGTTGTTCCCGCTCCATTTAGATAAAGATTATTGTCACCTTCTTTTACATCATCTGTAGTCAGTTGGCTTCGAACCACATTTTGCACTCTTCCATCTGTATAATATAAATTTGTACCCTCTACAATAGTAGAAGTGTTGGGAATTTTAGTTTCATATCTTTCTGTAATGGAGTCATATTGTAAAATATGATTTTGATCTGCTCCAAAAGTATTAAGATCTACAACTTGATTGCTTGAGATTTGCACGAATTCTGCTCCTATTTGTAATTCAACTGGATGAGCCCTTGCTTCGATTCCATAATTTTCTTTCAAATCTTCGATTTCTAATAGTGCCTGAGACATGTTCAAAACAACTCTCATGTGGCTTGTGTCTAAAATCAGAGCAGGCCCAGAATAATTTCCTTGACGTTTTGCAACAGTTCTTTGAGATATGTGATGCGGGAGAACAACTACTGCTCTTGCTCGGAAATTATTTACTTCTGAAGGAATAATTCCTTCTACATTATAAAATTTATATCTACTTTCTTCATTAGTTGTCTGATTTTCAATAACAGTTTCAACTCTAGCTGGAATTATTTTTTTAACTTTATATGCAGTTGCTCCGCCTTGAGAATATGAGGATTGCCATCTAATGTATAGTGTGCCATCCGCAGCTTCAAAATATGGTTTATCCACAGCTCCATCATAATATCCATCATATGTTAATGCGGTATTATTTGAAGTTAATATTGTATTATCGTATATAATCCCCCAAGTTTCACCATCAGTTAAAGTGCTCCAAATATCCCCTGCCGCCGAAAAGCTTCCGTCTGCATTTCCTTCGACCCATGCTGTTGTTGGATTTCTTCCACTACCTACAATTTGCGCGTCAAAGATTTGTGCTGGAATATCTTTGTCTACTGTGACTGCTGTTGTTGTTACTTTTGTATAAATTTCATCTTCTATTAAATCCCCCAATACAAACTTTGAACCATCGAGCTGAGAAAATTCTGGAGCTCCATTGAATGCTACGTTTTGTACTTTAACCACTCCATCTATTACTAGAGTCCAAGTCCCTTTGACAAATGATAGTGTCTGAAGATTCGAAGGAACTTCGGGATTCTGATCTCCGTCAAGATCTGAATCTGGGGTGTGATATATCCAGACAGTTGAGAAGTTTTGAGGATTTACATATTCAGTTAAATTAGTTGCCATTTATTGGTTCCATATTCTGTCTTTTATTTATAATAGTTATTGACAGGCGACTTGAAATAGTATATAGTGAAAATATTATTATTTGAAAGGATTTATTTATGGGAAAACCATTAAACAAATTACAACAACTAATGACTATCACTATGGAAGAATGTGGAGAACTGACACAGGCTTGTAGTAAAATTATTCGAAAATTCAGATATAGAGAAGAAATCTGGGAAGAGAAACGAAAAACTCTAATAGAAGAGATTGGTGATGTTCAGTGTATGATTGAACTGATGATAGATCATGGAATTGTGACACATAAAGAAATTGCTGAGAGGTCAGAGATAAAGAGAGATAAACTAAAAAAGTGGAGTGATTTGATCGATGGTTAGATTGGGAAATTTTAAGAAACTGGAAGTGATTGATGAAGAATCAATACAACAATGGCCAGATATAAAAACAGTATTTTTGTCCATTGATGGAGATACCGTAAAAATTATTATCAATCCCGATGAAAGTGAATTTGAAGAAGAAGTTATAGGAGATTAAAATGGCAAATAACGTATATGCAACATTAACTTTACATCAAGGAAATGATGAAGTAAAGCAATGGTGGAAAGACTTAGTAAGTAAAATGACATATCCAGAAGATGAGAGGCCCTCTGAATATGATTTTTACAAACCAATTCATGAAATGTTTTGGACAGATATAGATGAAGAATTTACAAGCACCAGAGGTTGGTATATTGACAATATTGGTGCAAAATGGTGTAACATTCAAGATGCCGATGATGAAATGTTATCTACATGTTCTGCCTGGGATATTCCAGAATATCTCTATGAAAGAATTGCAGAAGAGGCATATGAGGTGGATAAAAATGCAATCTTCACAGTTTCGTATGAAGATGAAATGCCAAACTTTTTTGGTTCTTCTGTGTATTTTGGTGGAGAATGTTTTGAAGATATTCGTCTTGAGTCAGATGATTTTGAAGAATATGACTTGGAATTTTATTGGGATGAAGATGAAAAGGGCGAAGAACAGCCAGACGATTGGGAAGCCTCATGGGAACAGATGAATAACTTACAGTGGGATTGGATCGAAGAGGCCATATCTAACATTCAGTTTGAGTTGGATGTATAATGAGAATTGAACCAGAGTTAAAACTTGATTACAGTAGTGTCCTTATTCGACCAAAAAGAAGTGCTTTGACAAGTCGTAAAGAAGTTGATCTCACACGAAGGTTCATATTTAGAAACTACAGACCAACATATACTTCGTCTGAACTTCCACATGGATATCCAGCACATAAAGATTATCATTATGAAGGCATTCCTATCATGGCTGCTAATATGGATGGTGTTGGAACATTCAAGATGGCAGATGTTTTGGGTAAATTAGGATTGTTTACTTGTTTAAAGAAAAATTATAAAGTTCCAGAGTTGGTGGATTTCTTTGATAATCCAAACTATCCATGGCGTCCTACACATACAGCATATTCTATGGGCATTGTGGAAGAAGATTTGAATAAGTTTCGCAAAGTTTATGAAATGACAGATAATAAAATATCATATGTCTGCGTGGATGTGGCAAATGGATACACAGAGAGATTTGTCAATTTCATATCAGAACTGAGAAGCACATTTCCAGAATTAGTAATTATTGCCGGTAATGTAGTTACAGCAGATCAAACACAGGAGTTAATACTAAATGGAGCAGATATTGTCAAAGTTGGGATCGGGCCTGGTTCAGTTTGTACGACCCGTATACAAACTGGTGTTGGTTATCCTCAATTATCCGCAGTCATTGAGTGTGCGGATGCTGCTCATGGGCTTGGTGGGCATATTATTGCTGATGGTGGTTGCACAACTCCTGGCGACATAGCCAAAGCATTTGCTGGTGGCGCAGATTTTGTTATGTTAGGCGGAATGTTTGCCGGCCATAATGAAGGGGGTGGTGAAATCATTGAAAAATGGTATGAGACAGATGAGGTATTGGTTTATGCCACTAAGAATGATTTTACTACACCAACCAAGAAATCGATTTATTCCAAACAATTTGTGCATTTTTATGGAATGAGTTCAGAGACTGCAAATAGAAAGCATTCTGGTGGATTAAAGAACTATCGTTCATCAGAAGGTAGAGAAGTAATGGTTCCATATCAGGGCCCCGTAGAAATGACTGTTCAAAATATTTTGGGTGGTATTAGGAGCACTTGTACTTATGTTGGAGCGTCAAAGCTAAAAAGACTAAGTAAGTGTACAACCTTTGTTATGTGTCAAGATACTCATAACCGAATCTACGAAGGGAAAAATTAATGGAAAGAAAAAAATTAGATGCTTTACTTGCCAAAATGTCTGCAATTGCGTACCTACCACCAAAGGCTGCTGAAGAAAGATATCAAAAACTTGGGTTTCCAAGAGTAAAATATATTGATTGGGATGGAGCTCAATGTTATGCTGTTTGGAATCAAAATTATCTAATTATTTGTTTTCGGGGAACAGAAATGGGCAAAGAATGGAATGACCTAAAAGCAGATTTGAGAGCATGGCCCCAGAAAGAAAAAAACGGCAGAGTACATAAAGGTTTTAATGGTGAAGTTCAAAAAGTTTTAGATAGAGTACAAATTACTATCGATCAGATGCGTCATAAAAAACAATTATATTTTACAGGACATTCTTTGGGTGGCGCAATGGCTACTATCGCAGCAGGATTGATACAAGACGTTGATTATCTCTGTACATTTGGATCTCCTAGAGTTGGATGGAATAAATATGTAAAATCTATCTCCTGTGAACATGTTAGATATGTCAACAACAATGATATTGTTCCTAGTGTTCCACCATCATTTTTATGCTATAGACATCATGGAGAACTGAAATATATCAACTATCATGGAAATATTAGAAAAATGAGTTTGTGGCAGAGAATGAAAGATCAATGGAGAGGAAGAATTATGGCCCTTAAAAAGAAAGTTCCTTTTGATGGAATTTACGACCACGATATAAAGTATTATATAAGATATACTGAAAAACTAGAAAAAGAGGAATAGAATATGTGGGAAATGCTTGAAAGAATGGCCACAGATAGATTGTGGATTTATACAGGTATTGCCGGAGCATTGTTTGGTGCTGCATTTCTTGCATATTTTCGTTCAACACATGCTGGAATTTATCTATATGGTAAATTTGATGAATATTTAGATGCAATTCGTGATTATTTTGGATGGACTTGGTTCGACCAACCAGAAGATGCGTGGAGAAAAAAGTATCCCCATGTAACAAAGAAAATAGATGAATTAGAAGAGAGAATATCAAAACTTGAAAATGCTAAATTATAAACATATAACAGACTTACATCGACAATTGATGAAAAAAGTTGATTTAGAAGTAATATATCTATTTTATGGAATGACAATCATCTTTGGAGCCACAATATTCTTGAATTGGATTTTGTGGCTTATTTTTGGAATACATGAGTAAAAAAATTAGCAAAGGCCCTTGACATTGTGCTTGTCAGCACTTATATTAGTATTGTAAGAAGAAAGGACGAATCATATGAACACAACACCTGATGAAATAAAGTTCATTGAAAATGAAGAGTTCCGTATCTATCCATTGACTGCTCAAGGCGAACTATCTACAATGATTCAACTTGACATGAAGGAATGGGCCCTTAAAGAGGGTCTATGGCCAGAGAAAGAATATGGAATAATCGTGTATGAACACGCGAAGGCTCGTGGGTGGACTCAAGAAGGGTTCACTGGTTTTGAATTAATCCACTAATAGGAGATATAATATGCAAGTAGCAGTAATACATGCCGCTTTTGAAGATGTACCACAAACTGTAGCGTTTGTAGAGGTTGGAAATAGAACTGGCGACGAGGCGCTTGAGTATGCGTATCGTTGGACTAATAACGTAATGGGTTCTTGGAGTATCAAAGAACAATATCTTGGAGATGAAGTAAATGGTGATTATAACGATGATGTTACTGTCATGGCTCCTCTACATACAGACGAGAATGGAAAACAGTGGGGCTTGCGTTCAACCAGTGTTGGTGACCAAATGTTACTTGGAACAACAAAATACAAAGTTTCTGCTTTTGGGTTCAAAGAAATCTAAAAACAGCTATTGACTCTTGGTTTCAGTTGTGTAATACTATATGTGTAATGAGAGAGGTGATTCGCAATGATTGATACACTACTAGATGCAGAAACCTTGGAAAATGCAATCATTGCATTTGAAGAAGGTGCGAGCGATGAACGCCGTATGGCATTAGATTCTCTGCGTGGTATGTTAACACGAAAACGCACAGAAATCATGGAATTTGAGGCTTGGTGTGACGAACAAGCTTCAATTCAAAACGAAATCTCTATGTGGGAGGAAATGTAATGAACCCTTTAGTTGCTCATATCGAGGCTCAAAACGCTGAATCTGCTGCATGGGCAGCAGAAGAAGAGGGACGCTGGGCAGGTGAAACTGTCACTGATCCAGAATTTTGGGCAGAATGTGGTGTCTATACTGTAGAGGACTACGAAAAATATCAACTTGCGTGTAGTATTTCAGAGTCTGCAAAGACTGCATATGGACACAAATATTGGGTAGATTATGCAAACATGTCTCTAGTGGAACTAGAGGAACTTGCAGATTCTTATGGAAACTCTGCAACCGAACAGCTTGAACGCGAAAGACAAGCAGAAGAAGAAGCAATTCTTGAGTTTGAATCTCGTATTCAAGATGTTATTAATCTTGGTGCGGGTGATCGTCAAACAGCTCTTCGTTGGATCACATCTCAAGAAACATTTTATCACCAACAGTGTGTTGAACATTTTGTTTGGGAATTGGGTGTATTATTTACTTCCTATGGCAAAGATCTCATAAAAGAACTTTTAGGAGTAGTCGAGTATAAGGAGATGGTATGAGTGATTACCAATGAATTTGAGTTTGATTCGACCATAACAACTATCTTGGACGAACAAGGCAAGTTAGAAGATGTACAACTAATTATAGGCGACGATGTTGTTTATATTCGGCAATTTAACGATCAAATTGCCGGAACAGACGTATATGATCTTATAGAAATGTCTCCGAAGATGTTTCAAGATATGATTACTGCTCTTTCTTTGGCCGATGGAGCCTTTGTAACTCTCTATAAGAGGGGAGTTTAGAATTACTTCCATCGAAGTTAAATTCTCCCGCCTTTCTTAAAACTTCAAGTCTCTTTCTCACCATAACTGCTTCTAATAGATCTCCATTTCCTTGAAGGACTGTTTTTGGCATATCTTTAAACTCCAAATACTCTGAATATGTCCTTTCTGGATGCATTAGAAAATAATTTAAATCTCTGGTGTTTAGAAACATTAGAAATGTGTCTCTATTTGTATATTGTGTAATTGTCATATACAATTGAGCTCTAAATCCATTCAAAGCAAACCAGTATGATTGGACTGCTCCTGTATTCTGTCCCTGAGAATAGATATCCATTATCTTCATTCCACCATCATATGCTGGTAGCCAAGGTGCGTGAAATGCTAGGAGTCCACTTACCATATAGTTATCTCCACCAATGAACGCCAATGCACATGCTGAAATACATGCCTGATCTCTAGGAACCCATACGGATACTCTGTAGTTTGACAAGAGGCGTCCAACCTCATATCCTTCATCAAGAAGGCCTCCGGGCGATGACATAGAAATAATTTTAGTTTTTGGATATATAGTTAACATTCGCATGAAATCGTCTTTGAGTCCCTTTACAAAATTTCCTCTGAACTCTAACATTGGACCCCAAGGAGTTTCTTCCACATATTTAAAATGATAATTGTTATTTATTGTGTGTGCATATGACATCGATGGATAAACAAAACCCATCATCATGACCATGAGAAAGATGAAATTTCTCATTTGTTTTCCTTTCAAAAAGAAGTATAGCTATTTATGTAAATTATAATTCACACTTATAAAATGAAATAAATAGAAATATAAACTTAAAAACATAAAGGATATTGAAATGGTATTTTGGAAATGGTGGACTACAATTGTAGTCTGTGTCGTATTAATTGGAATTGCAGAAACACAGATTGGAATTTCACATTATCTTCTAGTGCAAGACGGCACAAAAATTAGCATACTAATACTTACAATTTTATTATCATGTAGTTTATTTGTCGGTTATAAATCATATATCAAACAGTTTAAAAACCGTGTAGTAACACAAAGTTCAGTTGAACCAATTTGGTTTTTCTCTGATGCTGTATTATCTATTGGTATGGTAGGGACTCTTGTGGGATTTCTAATTGTTCTCACAACAACATTTAGCAATATAACGGATTATTCTCCCGAAGAGCTCAAAAATATAATAGGAACGCTTGCTTCTGGTATGGGGATCGCATTGATAACATCTTTGACAGGATTATTATCTTCAATACTTCTCAAATTCCAGCTGGTGTTGTTAGATGGTGAAAGTAATGTGTGATGAGAAAATACAGCACAAATTTAGGTTTTGTTGACCTTTTATTCAATCTTCTTGTTGGTTTTGTTAGTCTATTGTTGATTGCATTTTTGCTAATCAATCCAATTGCAGACAAGGGTAAAATAGACCCAAAATCGGAGTTTCTTGTAATACTAACATGGCCCGACAGATCTATAATGGACATAGACTTGTGGGTAAGAGGCCCGAAAGATGATGATATAGTCAGTTTCAAGAGAAAAGATGCAAACTGGATGGTTCTTGAACGAGATGATCTAGGAATCAGTAATGATTTCGTTATGGTTGATGGAATTCCTACAAAAATTCTTAGAAATATAGAAACGATATCAATCAACACTTTTGTGCCTGGCGAATATGTTGTAAATGTACATCATTACAACACAAATAAAGAAATACAAGAAGGTGAAATATATCCAACACCAGTACAAGTTGAAATTATAAAACTCAATCCATATAGAGTGATTTACACTGGTAGAGTTTCATTGACATTTAGGCAAGAACACACCATTGCAACTTTTTTGATGGACAAAAAAGGTAAAATCAGCGACCTTAGAACTGATATACAGATACCTTTATACTATAAATATGCAAATGCTGGTGGAGATGTTGAAATAACTCCATCTACTAGATTACCACCAGCAATTCCACCAACATCTTTTCCTGGCAATACGCGAAATGAATATCCCAGTTGGGACGACACTAATTGGAAAGGGACTGGCCCATGATTACAACAATTATTTTGTCTGGAATTTTGCTATCACTAGTCATTGCAGTGATAATATATCTTGCAGATGTAGATTTTATCCTCAAACTCACAGTATTGCCCTTTGCAATATTCTTTTTATCTGTATCCGGCCTCTGGATTAAAGAAAATATAGGGTCTCCAATAGAGGGAATGCCTCAGGGCGAATTTGAAATGCTTCATTATAAAATGAAGAGTTCTGATACAATTCATCTATGGGTTTGGGAAAAAACAAGAGGCAGTAGAGTATATTTTTTCCCATATGACAGAGAAACACTAAAGAAATTAATGGCAGCCGAAGAAAGACAAAAGGCTGGGTTTAAGATAAGGGGGAAAATGATGCCACCAAATGGAGCTGGTGGTGAATTAAGAATGGAATTGGAAGCGACGATGCCCGATAGAACACAGGGACCATCAAAATAACATGAAAGGGAAGTTATGTTTAGATTTTTTAAAGAGCGAAAGTGGTTATTATGGAGTTGGATTGGTTCCGCAATAATCTTATCATCACTTTGGGTACAAGTACAAATTGATGTAAAAATTAATGAATGGTTTGGACAGTTTTACGACATGATCCAAAGGGCATTAGCAGAACCTAATGCCATTACAATAGGAGAATATTGGGCCAGTCTAGCGTCCTTTATTACACTCGCAGCAATATATGTTGCAATTGCAGTCGCAATATCGTTTTTCACAGCACATTATCTGTTTAGATGGCGAACCGCAATGGTAGAATGGTATCATTCTGTCTATGATAAGGCTAGAACTATCGAAGGTGCTGCTCAACGTGTGCAAGAAGATACTATCAAGTTTAGTAGAATTATGGAAGGCCTTGGTACTAGTTTTATTGAGTCCATTATGGTATTGATACAATTTGTGCCTATTTTACTTGGATTGAGTGTGGGAATTCCCATCTTTTTCTTTGGTGATTGGCAATACGGACTTGTAACAGGTGCATTAGTCTGGTCGATTGGGGGCACATTATTCCTCGTTGGGTTGGGATGGTTGCTGAGACTTGTAGGTGTTGAATATGACTTGCAAAAGAAAGAGGCTGCATATCGTAAAATTCTGGTGATTGCAGAGGACGATGAGACAGTCAGGCCTAAAACTATTGAAGAATTGTTTGAAGGTGTCAGAGGCATTCATTTTAAATCCTATATAAGATACCTATACTTCAATATAGGTAGAATTGCATACTTACAGGCAAATGTCTTGAGTGCTTATGTGTTTCTTGCCCCCGCTATTGTTGCTGGTGCAGTCACATTGGGTGTAATGCAACAAATTATTCGGGCGTTTGGTAGAGTAGAAGGTTCTATGCAGTATTTACTAAAAGCATGGCCTACCATTATTGAATTAATGAGTGTCTACAAACGACTAAGAGAATTTGAAAGACAGATACAGGAGAAATAAATGAACAGTAAATTTAGCATTGGCGTTGTCATTGCTATTGTTCTACAGGTAAGTGCCTTTGTGTGGTGGACTGCACAACAGGCACAAACCATAGATCAACTAGAAGGGCAAGTCGCCGAACTCACTGCAAAGAGTAAAATAGAAAAAGAAGTAACTCTTATTAATGATGTGAAGCAGCTGAGAAAAGAAGTTGACAAAATGAAAGAAGATATTTTGTCAAGTTTAACTAGTATTGATGATATGAGAATATCAGAAGATAATAGGTTGGGTGAATATATTGATCGGATATATGATGGTTTGATCAGCGACCTACAGGCAACTTTTGCAAAACATGAAGATTGGATTGATGAATTAGATAGTGATGTTGATGCAGTATATGTACATATTGATACACAATTAAAAGATTTAGATAAAAAACTAAGCGATAGGATTAGAGATAATGGCGGCCAAAACGAGCAAACCAAATAAAAAGAAAAAAGAAGAAGAAAAGATTGATTTGATTCCAAATACAATCACTCAAACTCCACCACCAGAACCAATGCCAAGAGACCTGACATTTGAAAAACAGCCAGGCACTGTATTGAAAGAAAATGGTATTCTCTTTATGGATAAGGAGTTCAATCAAGAAAATTGTATGCCATTAGTAAAAATGATTATGGAATATAATTTGATGCCCGCACCCAAAAGGCCTCCGATTATTCATCTATATATCAATTCGCCAGGCGGAGAGGTTGCATCTGCATTTCATCTTATAGATGTAATAAAACAGTCAAAAATACCAGTTTATACCTATGGAATGGGCTCTATAGCGTCCTGTGGTGTGCTGCTAATGATGAGTGGAGAGAAGGGACACAGATACCTAACACAGAACACAAGCATCATGTCGCATCAATACAGCTGGGGGTCAAAGGGCAAGGAACATGAATTATATGCGAAAATAAAACAATTTGAAATCTCTTCAGAGAAATTAGTTGAACATTATGTCAAGTGTACTGGAAAAAAGAAAGATTATATCAGAAAATATTTATTACCAGAGTCTGACATATGGATGACACCAGAAGAAGCAATAAAACATGGGATTGCTGATAAAATTATAGAAACTTATTGACACAAATAGAATCATATAGTATATTGAAAGGAGTTTTAGATGGCTACTGAGCTTACTGATAAATTGACGGTAATCCTAGACGAACTAAAAGAAGTTATGGAACAACGTCAACTGAGAATTGAAGAATTGAGAAAAGAGATAGACGAAATAGAACAGCAAAATGCTGAACTAGAAAAACAAGTCTCATCTCTTTTGAATTCATTTTGAATGGAATAAAAAATGACTGAACAGCAAGAAAGATATCATGAGTATATGTTAAGGCGAATGAGAGAAGAAGATGAAAAGGATCGGTTTACTCTAACTGTCGAGCAGGACGGAGAAGAGCTAGTGTTGCCCTTTCCAGTTGATTTACTAAATCAAATGGGGTGGGATATAGGCGATACATTGTTATGGGAGACTACAGATGATGGATATGTTAGCGTTCGTAAAAAAGAAGATTAGAAGTATTGCAGTTCTTTCTTTATTTGCACTTACTACAAGCAGTGCATTGGCATCAGGTCCATACACCGTAGAAGATGAAAAGTCAATAGAGTGTTTGGCATTAAACATTTACTTTGAGACACATGCCTCATCTCTCGCGGATGCAATGGCTGTTTCAGATGTTGTTTTAAATCGAGCTCATCATTCTAAGTATCCAGATACAATATGTGGTGTTGTACATGATGGATATGAAGTAGGAAAACGAACTTGCCAGTTTAGTTGGTATTGTGATGGTAAATCAGATACCCCTTCTAATTCTGATATTTGGGAGAAATCTAGAAAATATGCTAGAGACTTTTATATTCATGGAGAATATGTTGGAATAACCGAAGGAGCAACACATTATCATGCAACATATGTAAAACCCTATTGGGCCCCTTCGTTGGATCGAATAACTCGAATCGGTTCTCATATTTTTTACAGAATCAAAGGTAAATAAATATGATTGGAGAGGAAAAAAACATGGACCTAAAATTACATGACGTTCCAACAAAATATCATCATATTTTGAACGAACTCTGGAGCTGTAATTCTGATATGGATGTTGCAATATATCTTTATCAATGCCATCCTCAAAAAAGAAAAATTGCAGAATCACTAATAGAACTTATTAAGTTAGAAATTATTGACAGCAATTTTGAATCTCTTTCTAAAAAATACATACCAGAAGATTTCAACGATAAACTAATGGATATTATTAAAAATGGCCCTTCAAGTTAGAACAGTATCAGAACCAACATATGAAGAAGATGGTGTCAATTATGGCACACCAACCAATATGATTGAAAGAATTAAATATTTAGAAGATGAAGTAGCAAGGTTAGAGTCAGAGTTATCTCTTCTCAGTACTGGTTACAATCAATCTTGGCAAGAATATGAAACAAGAACTAATGATATATATTCAAATAAATATCTCAGACAAAGAGGATTTGATGAATATGGATATTATGGAGAAAATAATGGCCCAGTTGGGGATTGATTAGGAGAAGAAATATGGAAGATGGCCCACTAAAATATGCAGTAGAATGCCAGAAGTTTGATAAGGTTGTGTCTGAGGTATTCGAAAGAACTTATATATCGCAAGGACGCATGTATTCAACTAAGGTAAAAAGGTCATATTTTCCAAATGGAGATTATCAAGACACTTCAAATACAGAATTTGTAACAAAAGTAAGTGACTATGCTATGAAAGAGTGGCATGGGGAAAAATAATGGACGAAATGGATGAATTTATAGACGAGCTGGAGTCAAAAGTTCGTTCTATTAGACAATCTATTAGAAAGTTTTATTTAGACTTCCCTCAATACTCTCCAGAATTTCGAGGAAAAAGTAAAGAAGAAATAATGCATACTCAAAAAGTAAGAGACATGCAAAAACGGATGATGGAACCCAAACAAATGTCGGATGCAGAGAAAATTCGGCGAGCCATCGCAAGACATAGTGAATAAGGTGATATTATGGGTAAAAGAAGTAAATTTGAACACAGAAAAAATGACTTTTACCCAACTCCAATAGAAGCAGTCCAGCCTCTAGTGGAATTCCTTCCAAAACACATATTTAAGTTTTACGAGCCTTGTGCTGGTGATGGTAGACTTGTAAACCATCTACACAAATTGTCGCCAGGAATATCTATGGGCCACACAGATATAGACCCACAATGTGATTGGGTAGGAAAGAAAGATGCCTTTGAAGTAAAATTTCCACTCAATATAGACTATATCATCACAAATCCACCTTGGTCTCGGTGGTTGTTACATCCATTAATACTGCACTTTTCTAAACAAGCACCCACTTGGCTACTGTTTGATGCTGACTGGATTCACACAAAACAGGCAGTCCAATATCTACCTCTTTGTAAAAAAGTGGTATCTATTGGGCGTGTTAAGTGGATAGAGGACAGTAAGCACACTGGTAAAGATAATAGTTGCTGGTATTTATTTGATTATAATGATACTACTAGTGAAACTACATTTCATCCAAACCCAAAATGGACACAAGAATGCTTACAAATCCCGATTTAGAAGAATTGATAGAATTACTATCAAAGCTTACAACAAATACAAAAATATACCTTGGATGTGACTCGATTAGATTTTTAGATAAAAGAGGTAAAAAAATGGGCAGATATGCCACCGTTCTTATTGTTCATATGGACGGAAAGCATGGATGTAGGATTTTTTCAAATATATCTTACGAACCAGACTATGATGTAAAGAAATCCAGACCGAAAATCAGATTGTTGAATGAAGTGCGAAAGGTGTGCGAGCTATATCAACAAGTTATACCTTATATAGATGAATTTGATATTGAAGTACATCTGGATATTAACACAGACCCAAAACATGGTAGTAATTGTGTTGCAAATGAAGCAGCAGGCTATGTTTTAGGTATGACAGGAATTGAACCAAAACTAAAACCAGAAAGTTGGGCTGCAAGTTTTGGAGCAGATGGGGTTGCTCACGGTAGACATAAGAGAGAGGCCCAAAAACAACCAACATGGGCATATGAGGCAATCCTATGATAAGATATCTTGGCAGAGTTACAATAGCATTTTCTATTTTTCTAAACAGTCTCTTTGGCGGTAGAAATAATCAAACTCTATCAGCACAACAATATGAGAGACAAAGACAGGGAAAATGGAATTTATGTTGGATCATTGATAAATTATTTGCGTTTGAAGGCGACGGCCATTGTCTAGAAGCATGGATAAAATGGCAAATCATACACAGAGCAATGGATGATTATAAAAACATTGCAGAAAAGTACTATAGAAGAGAAGTCGGATATGAAAAACAAGAATCATTTAAGCGGATGTTGTGATGATGTTGATATAATACAAACGGAAGGGGCAGTTTATACTCCCAATGGATGGAGAGTCAGATATATCTTGACAATTTGCGATAATTGTGGTAGTATAAAGGCAAGATCTAATTTTTATGATGCAGAGGAGCGAATATGAGTATGCATTTAGTTGGGCCATATATGACCACAACAAATACCAAGAAAAGAAAATCTAAAAAAAAGTCAAAATCACTTCTACAAGCAGAAGCTGATCACGAAAAGTTCTTAAAACGCATGGGCGTGGGTAAAAGTAAGACAGAATATCGTGCTGACCTGCCGAGCTACAAGTGTATAAACACAAACATTGTTCCAACTTCTGATGTCATTTGTAGTAATGGATCAAGGAAAGAGAGAAACATATATAGTGGTGAACGTCAATTGATAGGAGTTGCCACAATGCACAAGTCAAATATGGTGCCTATTTTTGCAGACAAGAAAGAAGATGCTAAAGAAATTGCAAAAATGAGGCGATAATGAAAGACCCACTAGAGTTTCGTAAAAAATATCAGGGTATTATAGAAAACTTGACGAATAATGCAGATCAATGTGCATATCAGTGGGCTCTCAGTGGTGAAAATGAATGGTTGGCAGGATATTATATGTACGTGAAAAAGATTGAAGTCCTAAAGACATGGATAAAAGAACGCGAGAAAGAAGAAAATGACAAATGAGACAAAGCTCATACTCATCACAGATTTTATCGAACAAAAATTGAGAAAAGAAAAAGAATTAGAATATTATTTGAAAGAATTGGAAGAACTTCAGCGTAAAATTGGATATTTGCGCCAAGAAGTAAATCTTACCAACACAATTATCAACATGATAAAGACAGATACGATATATGATATCAAAGAAAAGATGCTCACTGAAGAAAAGGTGATACAATTACCAGAGGAAGATATAGATGCCTGATTGGATGCTCATTGGATTGCTTGTTTTGGCTGTTTGTGTCATAATTCTTATCACGGAATTGATAGAATCATGGTGGACAGGAAGAAAATAAAATGACAGATGATGAAATTCGTGAAATGATAGAAATGTTTCCAAATCTACCTAACCCCACTCACTATCCACAGACATTTCTCTACTATGTGAACCTGTATCGTTTTCTAAAATCTTTCGGGAACTAATTTTGCAACAAATTGCTCATAGCCACCGACATATTCCCACTCTCCATTTACTTCTGCCCAGATTTGAGGCACAGTCTTAGGACGAGCTCCTGTTGAAAACTCTTTTTCATAATCATTGACAAGCATTGCTTTCACTCTGGTGGATTGAATATCATATTCATCAATCTCAATACCACGATCTTTACAGAGTGCTGCCGTTGCTTTACAGTATCCACAATTCTCTTTTGTGTACATTCTAATTCGTGCTACATTCATCTTACAAATCTCCATCATAATATATAGGGTATGTCACAAGAGAAAAAAATAAGCATTGTCGATAAAGTTCTGCTAGTCATCATTGTTGTTGTATGGCTAGATCAAGAATTTTTCAAATTCACAGAACCCTCTCATAAGAAATTTCTTTCATTCTTTGAGCCAACAACTTCTGTTGTTCACGCTTTTCTTCGATTAGGTGAAAAACCGCTAAAATAGTTCTTGACACGAAAGAACGAATCATCTATACTGATAATGTAGAAAGAAAAAGGAAATTCTTATGAACCTACCTCTTGAAATTGGCCAGTCATTCATTCGTCGCTATTCAGACTATGTTGCAACAGGAGAGATCACTTCGATTTCCACTGATGCCGATGACGAAACTCTGATCACTGTGATGTTTGACGATGGTGCGGTAAAAGTCTACACCGAAAACTGCATAGAGCAAAACTTGGGCCGCCGCATGATAGTTTTAGATGATGCATAATTTCTCGCTTCTAGATTGTATGATGATACTCATATTTTCTCACTTGCTTTATTTTAGTGTTCTACTTCTATTTCTCACAGGAAGTCCAGGCGCAACAATTCTCGGCTGGTTCTTTTGGGAGATATGGAAAGGTTATGAAAAATGGAGATTGACAAATGACAACTATTTTACATAAGTCTGGCCCACAACCTTGGGAAGCCAACAAACAAACTTCATCTTCCAACAAGCCTCCATACGCAATCATGATCGAGTTCGATAATGACGAATGGATGTATGTCTGTGAAGGATCACAATGGCAAGAATCAAAGGACAATCCAGTACTCTATGATACATATGAAGAAGCTCTAGAAGCATCTAAAGTCTGGAATAATCCTCGCATAGTTTCTTATCATATTTCCGCTGCTGACCGCGGCTAGACCGGAGCCCATTTTCTCTCTTTCTAAGGAGTTTCAAATGATACGAGAAAGGGTTTCACAATGAGGAAGAATTTTGCCTTTTTTGGAGTAAATTATATATAACTGTATGACAGGATTTATGAAGAAAAGAAAAGGTAAATATATTGCATATGACGCCAATGGAAAGGTGCTCATAATCTCACGATCTTTGACTGTATGTAAGGAAGTCTTAGCGAGTATAATGAATAATGAAAGAGAACATTTGAATGAATCAGAAAAAGAAAAATATTATGCAAGGATACGACAAGAAGAAACATCCGATACTTGAGCTTGAACAGAACATCTTAGACTGTTGGAAAGTCTGTGATGATATTGACTTGGTCTGGAAGGAAATGTATGATGGAAATCCAGAACCAACTGAAGATCAGATTGCCAATGCTATGATAGGATTGAATCAGATCTATGAGTGGAAATTTCAGAGACTTTGGAATAATTTCGAAGAAGTCTTGAAGAAGAATTCCGAGCCGCCGGATACCCATGAGAATGATGGCGAGAATTGGGAAAAATGGAGATTGAATGATGGAGATTGATGGGAAAAGATGGGGAAAATTGGGATTCTTAGGGATATGATTTTCAGGAATCCGCTGCAGATTCTAGCTTTTGGGGGTTTAGCGAATATTTGAGACTGTTGAGTAAATCCCCCAGCCTTTTTTCTGAGCCGCCTGAGAGATGCCGCTGAGAATTTCTGCCAAAATATTTCAAAAAAAATGCCGAATTGCCCTTGACATTTCATTGCGAATCACTTATATTAATATATGTAAGAAGAAAAGATTTTAGACTCTTTTCCTCATATGTCCGTGCGGAGGGCAGGCCACCTGAAAGCACGATCTCTGGTGAATATATTCGCCCGTGAAATATCGGTGACGTGAAACCCAGAGATGTTAGTTTCAATCAAACTAGAGCGGCAACGTCAATAAGTCCGTGCGGAGAGATTGGAGATACTAGCTGGGCGTATGAGGAAAAAAGTTTTTCTTCTTTTCCCTGTCTCCTTTCTATATGGGTAACTTAGAGCAGTCCTTCTTTGGCTGCTCTTTTTTTTTGAAAAAAGTTTTAAAAAGCTCTTGACAGTGGCCGATTATAATGTTACTATGGCTATGCTAGCCAATAATGATTAGGAGATTAAATGAGTATCGAATCATTAGCAGAAATTGCTGAATTAAATGCCTTACATGGAGTCTCTCCAGAAGAAGCTAGATTGAAATTCTTTGAGAATTTAAATGCTTCAATCATCAGAGATTACTTTGAAAAAGATATGGCATGTCCCTGTGATGAATGCCCATTAAGAGACTCTTGTGCAGAGAGTTATGCAGAGTGTTCAGCATTTAGAAACTGGGCAGTAAAAGGACAATACGATGAGGCCACAATTGGAAAACATTTGAGAGTTCCTAAAGACTGACCTTAGAAGAAAGTTTCTATCAAAAAACCCTCTAGAGATTCTAGAGGGTTTTTGCGTATCTGGGGGTGACTTCAAGCTAAAAGCTTATGAGCAATTATTTATAATTCTGTGAATCTCATCTGCTAGAAATGAATAGAAAAGTTACAAAGAGTGCCCATATGAGCATCTTTTAGAGAGTTTCTGAGAGTTTCTGAAGTAGGGTCCCGGCAAAGCTTTCGTACAGCTTTAGCTCAGTTTAGCTTTCGTGACTTGAATTAGATACCCCCTAAACCTCAGCGTGTATCTTTAAATTTGTGGGTTCCCATCTGGAATGAGGCGGAAGTGTATAGCACCAGCCCCCCAGAATCTTTCAGTGTTTCTAAAAGTTTTTCCGAAAAAAATTTTTTTTGCTGGCTAAAAACCCAAAACCCTTTTTGGTAAGATCCTACATATTCACATGGAAGTCAAAGAGGCATATCGTTTGTTCTGGCTCGTCAAGGGTCATTTGAATTCTCCACACGAAACCATCATGGCATCTGCGAATGGATATTTCAAAAGAGTCTGGTATGATTTCGCGGGAGAGGATATGTCTATATGGGAAGTGGGGTTTGAAGAAGAATGGGAGAGAGTTATGTCTTTTCAAGCACAAAAAGAAATCATCTATCATTTGACTTGTAAGGTCTGTAAGGGATATTTTACTTATGCTACTATGAATGAGCATTATGATATAGAAAGAGGCCACATGTATTGTCCTACATGCGGCCATAGTGGTTCTGCTAAGTTAGAAGAAAGTGTTTAGTAGAGATACATAGAGATCAGTCCTATGATAAGGACGATTGAGAAAATTTCAGAAGAGACTTCTATCAAGAGGTCTTTTAGCATCACTGTGTTCCTTCTAGTTGTTGTAGACACATTTCAAAATCGGCAATCATTCCTTCCGCGGCTTCTACAGCACGGGAATCTCCCATTGCGCGATACTCTAAGATATTTTGACGACAAGCATCAATGTATCCAAGGATTGAGTTACGAAAATTTTCAACTTCAGTAGACATTGCGAATCACCTTTCTTTGTCA